AAAGCACCTCACTAGACCGTGGTCGTGTACAGAACGAAGTTGAGCGAAGACTGCAAAGGTTAGCTGAATGGAACTTCAATCAGCACGCCGACCAGTCAGGTAAAGTTGCAAAAACTCTCAACAATGCTTCGGTTCAGCATTGTGAATCTGTCTTTGCTAACGCCTAGTGGCGCAAAGTTGCTTGGCATTCATTGAGGAATGCACTGCGGGAGCTAGCCCTCGGAGGAATTGGCTAGCAATCCATGGACCATGAAAAGACCTCATCAGCCCAACGGCTGGTGGGGTTTTTTTATGCTGTGAGTAGGCTCGCTATCACGCGGTCCGCACCCCGCCGATTTGTCGCGTACAAACCGCACTTCGTTTTGTCCGCTACAACCTTCGGTTGACAATACGGCCCGGGTTCCGACCTAGCGTGACTACGCTCGCCATGTTCCATGTGGAACATATGTATATGCGTCAGTAAATGACGCTACGTAGAGTACACTAGGTAATGTGCGAGTTAAGTTTTTGCACTTTTTTTAGTAATTACACTTTACGTGGAGGAGTTAAATATGAGTGACATTAAAAATATAGAAGAGCCTAAGCAACGCTATTATCGAGCTACGTTCGTGGACGCAGCTTGTGTGGACATGCAAATAACTGTTGAGTTCGAAGCGCCGTTCCCTAGGGATGAGTCAATTGATTATAGCCAGTTAGCTTTGCGCTCTTTTTTAGAGAAAGTGTCTGCGGAGCACATTAAGGTCCGTGACATTGAACCAATAGAAACATGAATCATGAACGAGGAGTAAATTATGCATTCAATCAAACCAACCCATCTCAAGTCAGAGATAAAACAAAATATGCAATCGGGCATCAACACCATGATCTGGGGTGGTCCCGGCATCGGTAAGTCAGAGATACCACAACAAATAGCTGACGAGACCAACAGGACGTTGTTAGATTTCAGGGCCAACTTGTTTGACCCAGTCGACGTCCGAGGTGTGCCGTACGTTGCACAACTCAAAGAGTCTGTTAAAAGATTTACACGTTGGGCTGTGCCTGATGTGTTTCCAATTGAAGACAGAGACGGTACAGAAGGTATTTTTCTTATTGACGAATTACCAACTGCACCCCCAGCAACACAAAACGCATTTCTACAGCTATTGATAACCAGGGAGGTCGGTAACTACAGGTTACCAGACGGATGGTCAATCATTGCTGCTGGTAATCGTTTAACTGACGCTGCGGCTGTCTATCAAATGCCATCACCTGTTAGAAACAGATTGGCACACTACGAACTCGAAGCCGATCTGGATGATTGGTGTGAGTGGGCAGTATCCAATGGAGTGGATACGTCCCTTGTGTCGTTCCTACGATACAGACCCAACTTGCTATTCGATTTCAACGCTGAAAACTATGCTTTTCCAACTCCTCGAAGCTGGTCGTACGTTGACAAACGACTAAAGCTACCGGCCGTGGACGAAGAAACATTGTTCTACGGTGTATCTTCTCTGGTCGGAGACGGTCCAGCAGGTGAGTACGTAGCGTTTAGAGAAATATATGAGGCTTTGCCTGATATAGATTATCTAATAGACAATCCGCAATCATACAAGTCAGACGATAGTCCGGCTGTGTTGTACGCTCTATCAGGTGCTCTGGCAGCTCGAGCTTGTAACGAAAAGATGGAAAACATCATCAAGGTAATCAAGAAGTTACCTACAGAGTTCCAAGTTATTGCTGTCAAACAATCATTAATCAAAGATAAATCAGTTATTTCACACGACAGTGTAGATAAGTGGTTATCTGATAACTCAACTGTAATTTTATAGGAGGTAATATGAGTACAGTAAGAATGTCAGAATATCTCAAACGTGACATTGTAAAAAAGTTTGAGGAATCCCACAAAAAGTCCAAACCACAAATGGAGTTGGACGTGGCTCGTGGAGATGCAATATACAACGAGTACATTGGATCCAAAATCAGTACTGCAATAGAACAGCTTTCTGAAACCTTTGGCGATACAGTCGATGTCGAAGACTTATTTCCAAAGAAAAGCAGTATTGAGGTAACAGTTCCTGTTCATGTAACAAAACTACGATGGGATGGAGAAGAGTACGTCAAAGAAACAGAATTAGATGAGGACTATAATTTAACTGTTCCTTTATCTACAGAACGTAGAGTTTTCTATGGTTTTAGTAACGACGGCTATTACGGACGTCAAATCAAATACAATTTTGACCGTTACGAAAACAAAGACCTTAATTATTTATGCGAAGTTGTAGAGTACAACAGTAAATTAAATTCTATTCGAGATCTTTCAGCTAGAAAAGTCGAAGAGCTATTAGACAAATTTACAACGCTAAATCAAGCACTTAAAGCATGGCCAGCCTTGTCCAAACTTGTTGAGCCTGAAAAGCTTGCCAAAGTGCATGAGAAACAACAACGCAAGCGTAAACAAGAACAACAGAAACAAATGGCAGACCAGGTTGTAGTAGATAACGACCTTAACAAAACCATTTTATCTGCATCACTCATAGGAGATGAGTAATGAATGAGTATACAAAAGCTAGATCTCAGCTGATTCTTGCTAACCCGTTCTTCGGGACGCTAGCTTTACGCTTAAAACCCATCGAAGACGAGTCCGTAGGTACTGCAGCAACCAATGGTGAGTACATAAAGTACAACCCAAAATGGTTTCTGAAACTAAGGGATCAGGAACGCATTGGCTTAATCGCTCATGAAGTATTGCATGTTGCTCTCATGCATATGCTCAGGAGGAATGAGCGTGATCCACAAAAGTGGAACATTGCTGCAGACTACGTTATCAATCTTGCACTCAAGAAAAGTAATTTCATACTTCCACATACAGAACTGCTGGATGACCAGTACGACGGTATGTCTACCGAAGAAGTATACAATTTGCTGCCTGACGACATTATGGACGGCAATGGCCCGTTTAGTGTTTTACTACTAGACGGGGACGATCCCGGTGGATGTGGTGGAGTTATGGACCACCCATCTATCGGTGATGGTTCAGCGTCAGGTAAATTCGAAGCAGAAATAGAAATTGCCGTGCAACAAGCAGCAGAAGCTGCTAAAGCAATGGGTAAGTTGCCTGGTCATTTACAAACACTTATCGAAAAAGCGTTAGCTCCTAAAGTTGACTGGAAAATGACGTTGGCTCGGTTTCTGCGATCAAATAACAAATCTGATTTTACGTGGATACGCCCCAACCGCAGATTTATTGCTACTGGTAAGTATTTACCTTCTCTACATACACCCTGCCTGGAAGAGATAGCAGTTGCTGTAGATACTTCTGGTTCTGTCAGCGATGACGAGCTTGAACAGTTTACTGGCGAGATTACTTCTATCTTGCACGACACCAATCCTGAACGCATACATTTCTTGCAATGCGATACCGAAGTACGTAACGACGAGGAGTACACACGAGAAAGTTTACCACTCAAAGTTACTTACGAAGGTAGAGGTGGCACTGCTTTTAGACCAGTAATTAATTACATCAACGAAACCCATCCTGGAGTATCTGCTCTTGTGTATCTTACCGATTTGGAGTCAAACGATTTCGGAGATCAACCGCATTATCCAGTTCTTTGGGTGTCAACACATTTAGAGGAGGCACCTTATGGTGAAATCATCAAGATTTAAAAGTTTTCTAAAGGAGTACAAAGATTCGGTTCTTATCGGGTCTTGTGTTCTTTTAGGATTGGTCGCACTTGCATCAACAGTACACCACGTCATTCTTTTGACGTCTGTATTGTTTCTTGTAGGTGTATTTGTATATCTACTAATTAAGGAGTAAATGATGAACGTAGTTTCAACGGCTACCACAATTCTGTGGATATTAATCGAAGCCATACAATTCGCTTATATGGCTTACCTTATGTGGAGGGAAAGAAATAATGTTGCTAGTAGGAATATTCAGCGCATTAGGACTGCTTTTGCTAGCGCTTAAAGCTGGCGGACGCAAAGCGATTGGTCATGACATCTTTGTTGATGTCATGATCACCGTCACCCTAATGGTCTGCTTTTACGGTACGTTTAGCGGTATGGCCGCAGCTATGGTAGGTGGTTTATGTGCATCTATTGTTTTGTTTGTTTTAAAGAAAACAATGCATCACGAAAAACTTGCCGTAGAAAAAAAGAAATATAAATTTTTTACAGTTGATGTATCGGGTCCAACTGTAAAATGGAAACAACATGACCCGGATTGGAGGTAATTATGGGATTTGATGTATATGGGAGAAACCCACAGCTTGTAGGCAAGAAGCCAACTATTGATTGGAGTGAGCAACCATCTGATGAAGAACGCGATAAGTTCTTTGAAGACTTAGCCAAGTTTGAACAAGACAATCCAGGCTACTACTTTCGTAACAATGTTTGGTGGTGGAGACCTTTATGGTCATACGTATGTGATTACATAGCGCCTGATATTTTAACTGATGAAGATAAAAGAGGAGGCGAGTTCAATGACAACCATCATATTAATGCTATTAAAGCTAATTACATCGCGGACAAAATAGCTGAAGCTCACGAAAATGGCGAGTTACAAAAGTTTGCGGATCTATATGTAAAAAGTAGAGAGCAATTAGAAGACGACCATTGGGCAAAGAGCTACCCGTTTGATGTAGACAACGTGGTAGAATTTGGTAAGTTTTGTAAAGCATCAGGAGGCTTTGAGATAGGATGAGCAAAAACAAAAAACTCGAAGAGAGTGTAAAAAACAAACTCAAAAAAGACAGCGTTTCTGAATCGTGGATGAAAGACCACCTAATTGTAGATGGACTTGAGGACGAGGACGACGAATGTGAATTTTGTGGCCCTAAAGAAAACTGCAGTGGTTACAAGTGCTGGATCCGGTAAAATGCCTGCTAACGAAATATCTGTTCACAAAACCTATAAAGAGAACGGTGAAGAAGGCTTAATGAGAATGTTTGTGTATGTAAAAGGCGAGAAGATTGCTGACCATATGGTAGAAGACATACAAGATGCTTTAAGAATTAAAGAAAACTACGAATCTAGCTTGAATACTAGTTTCGAATTTACGTATACTACAAGTCCATAGGTTCCTCCCCCTATTCAATGTCTGTTCGGGTGTTGCCTCCACAATATTACCACCTATGACATTGACCCTTGGGGGGCAATCAGTTCTGACGTACTGGTTGTTCCCCCTTTATAAGGGTATTGAGGTAAACTATTAAAGTATGCCTAAAGAAATAATTATTAAATTCAGCGAAGACGACGCTGAAGAGATTTTCGAGCTTCTCCGGGATCTCTTGGATCGAGTCAATAACGGCAGTGTTGATGATGGCCAAGATGGTTCCGGGGGAGACCAAGACGACCAGTAACGACCGAGTGAACTCAGCTGCAGCACATTGGCGGTTTAGATGCCAGAGTTATCGCCCTCCTGACACACGGTCGTCTTGGAAACCTAATTCCTTGCAGGATAGGGGGTTACACCAAAATAGAAATGGCTAGCGTGTGTAATCAAATAGTCTAGCTGGTTAGCTAATCAATCAATGGCCAGAATGTTCATTGTTCCCCCGCTTTTATTAATAACTAGGAGAGTTATGTGAAATCAAACATATCAATCGAGCTGACAGATGAGCAACGAAATCATCTCAACAACATATATCACAACAACAAATCATCTAAGCTACTGACACGTAAAGAATTAAGTGCGTTAGTTGACTTGATGATTCAAGAGCTTTTAGACTCTGATGTCGGTAACTTTACTGAAGTTACTAAAAATATTGCAGAAGAAGGCTATCGTTATTATTTCAATGACGTACGCGTAACTGCAGAAGAATACGAAGCAGGTATACATGTATGGCTAGAAAAACGAAAGAAACAACGTTCATAGATTATACATTCACATTATTACCTAATGGAGATATTAAGTTTGATAAAGAACTTGATGGCTCAGCGCTTGATTTAAAGCATGGAGATAAACTCGAAGTACAGAACCTTGAAGGTACTAAAAGTATAGTGCTAAAAAAAAGGGACTATCGCTCGAGAAACAATAGCCCCTTTATAAAGTTTCCTTTTCACTGAAGAGGGATCGAAGGAAATACCTGAGTTTCAGTATTTTACGATACTGTTACCCAAATCTCAATGTCGCCAGTACCCCCGCCCCCTGGACCTACTTGAGCTAAAACATCAATTGTGTCATCAGCTGTATAAGTCTTTGGTGCAGTGTTTGCGTCTAGAGTATCTGTACCACCTGCTTGACCGATCGTAGATCCATCAATGTAGTAGTCAGTGTCAGAACCATCACCAACGTCAAGCACAAGTGCAGTACCTGTGTCTAAGTCGCCAGTTTTGATTACTACGTTATGCACAGTTTCACCTGCAAAAACGTCAACCATTTGGATAACGTCATTTACTGCGATTGCAGTAGTTGCTGTGAATTTAGCATACCTAACGCCAAGATTTCCGTCAGGAAACGGCTTAAAGGATTGATTCCCGTCTACGGGACCTGAAGTGTATGTTGCCATATTACCACCTATTTTAGTTAAAATTAAAATTCAGCACTTTTTTGTGCTACCATTATTCGAACATAAGACGTTTTTTATAAATGTCAAGTTATTTGCCTAGATAAGGAGTATTGATGGCTACGTACGTTTACGTCAAACGTAACAGCAAAAACCCCTATACGTACCCTGACGTAGATGCTCCTTATATAGAATTCAAATACGTACCTATGGGTATGGCATTCAATATGGTTCACAGTAAGCGAATCGGTTGGGAGCGAGCCAAAAAAGGAGACTATGAACATTGGTGTAAATTAACAAAGAAGAAAAAACCATGAACAAATTATATTTAGATTTTGAAACATTTTACGATGTGGGTTATTCGCTTACAAAGATGACCACAGCAGAATACGTACATTCCCCGGAGTTTAAAGTCTGGGGTGTAGGTGTTAAATGGAACGACGACCCTCAAAGTGAGTGGTACAGCGAAGACGAAATACCAGAACTGTTTGCACAATACGACTGGGAAGATCTTGCTGTTGTATGTCATAACACTTTGTTTGACGCTTATATACTTACACAGATCTACCAGGTTCATCCAGCGTATTACTATGATACTGCTGCAATGAGTCGAGGTTTGTATCCAAACGAATCAGCAGCGCTTAAAAATGTATGCGAACGTTTATTTCCAGATGATAAGTCAATGCGCAAAGGTGAAGAATTAGTCAATGCTAAAGGTATACGCGATCTTGACCCACAACTAGAAACTACAATTGCAGGTTACTGCATACAAGACGTAGATCTTACGTATGAAATCTTCAACAAAATGGCAGCAGGATATCCGCAAAGTGAACTTGACCTGATAGACCTGACGGTTCGTATGTTTGTCGAACCAAAAATTGTTCTGGACCGTGAACTTTTAATAGAGCACAAAGAACAAATAGCAACTGAAACTGCACAGAAAATAGAAAACAGTGGCACCGATCGTGAGACATTAGCATCTCAACCTAAATTTGCAGCATACATTGAGTCCCTGGGGGTAGTTGTACCTACAAAGAAAAGCCCCAGGACAGGAGAAATGATTCCCGCGTTTAGTAAATCTGACCCTGCATACAATCAAATGATGGCAATGCATCCAGAGCACGACAACGTATGGGCTGCTAGAGAAGCAGTGAAATCCCGTATCGAAGAAACAAGAGCAGAACGTTTTCTATCTTCTGCTAACCCAGACGGTACGTTTTCCGTGCCGCTACGTTATTACACAGCACACACCGGTAGATTTGGTGGCGCAGAAAAATTAAACCTACAAAATTTACCACGAGGTTCTAAATTACGTAGTGCACTCACAGCTCCTGTAGATAAGTATTTATACATTGCAGACTTATCAAACATCGAAGCTCGAATGCTGGCGTGGTTAGCTAACGAAGAGCCACTGCTCGAGGCGTTTGCAGCAGGAGATGATGTGTACAGTATTTTTGCTTCTGAAATATACAATAAACCTGTTACCAAAGCTGACAAGCTAGAAAGATACGTAGGTAAAACAGCTATTTTAGGCCTTGGTTATGGTATGGGTGCCGAAAGATATCAAGGCACACTTAAACAAGGATCACCATCAGTCGACGTAACACTGACTACAGCTCAAAGTATTGTTGCTCAATACAGAGGTATGTATCCCAACATCCCCAGGTTGTGGAATGTATGTAAACAATTTTTATATGGAATGATTGATCGTGCGCAATATGGCAATACATACGGACCTTTGACTGTGTCAAATAATGCCATTCAATTACCTAATAAAATGTTTCTAAAATACCCAAACTTATCTTTCAACTCTGGAGAATTTTTATATCAGTCAAGTTATAACAAAGGTCCAATACGTACACACGGTCCCAGGTTGTGTGAAAACATTATCCAGGCTTTAGCTCGTATAGTTATTACAGATCAAATGCTTGCTATACAAAAACAGCTCGATGAGCTGGATGTCGTACTAACTGTACATGATGAAATTATATGTACAGGCCCTAAAAAAGACCCAGATGTGACGTTAGACAAAATTATGGCTATAATGAAAAGTCCACCTGAGTGGTGCGAAAGGTTACCGTTAGATGCTGAAGGGGGTTATAGCGAGGTCTATGACAAATAAATGAGCAATCTGATACTAACGAGAAAGAAGCAAGAATGTATTGTTATTTATGATAAAGATACACCTGACGCTATCTTGTGTGAGATTGTTGTTACCTCCCTTGGCACTAAACAGGTTAAGTTAGCTTTTGAAGCTGACCCTAATATTAAAATAGACCGAAAGGAAGTTTATGAAGAAAATAAATGAAGAGGGAGTTAAATTATGGAAGTTGTTTTTCTTAAGGCTAAACAACGATTAATTAAAGAAATATCGTTAGAAGGTAAAAAGCCTTACCCATTAGTAAAAAATTTTACGTCACATCATCACAAATTTGACAAGACCGAAGAAGGTTTTGACGAGTTTTTCAGTTTACTAAAACAATATGCAAAACAGGGAGCCGCATTACATAAAGGGCTTCTGAAACGTAAGTTAAAAAACGAATCAAGAGCGATGCTTACAGACAGAGCCGCTCAAACAGATCTACTTGTATTAGATCTTGATGGAATTGAATTCCCAATATCATCCAACAAATCAACACTTAGCGAGTTTGATATACAAACTATTGCTGAGCAGTTTGTTACATATCTGCCCCCAGAGTTTCAGGATGTAAGTTACATTGCACAAGCATCTGCGTCCCTGGGCTTAAAAGGTAACAAAGTTTCTATGCATTTATTCTTTTTACTTAAATACCCCGTGTATCCAAAAGTATTAAAAGAGTGGTTTAGGACTTTAAATTACGAAATAGATTTTCTTGCTAATCAATTAAATCTTTCAGCCAACGGTCAAAGCATAGCTTATCCTTTAGATGTCAGTCTTGCTGATAACTCAAAGTTAATCTATATAGCGCCACCTAAGTTTGTAGGTTTACAAGACCCGATCGCGGGAGACAGGTTTGTATGTATTACTCGTGGCGAACCGACCGTGGATATAGTTCCATTACTCAAGGATGTAAATCCTGAAAAAGTACACAATTTAGGTGTACAAATTAAAGATGGTTTACGTAAAAAAGCAGGACTAACTAAGAAAGCCGAACGTATTACTACAGTTAACGTAGGAGGTGAAGCTCAAGAAGTCTTGCAAAACCCAGACAGAATGACAATTGAAGTCTGTAGGGTTAGTGAACCTTATGTTAACTGCAATATAAACGGAGGAGATAGCGGTGCCTATTATTTCATTCTTACCAACCCTCACTATATGTACAATTTTAAAGGTGAGCCTGTATTTGAAATACAGAAAGCAGATCCAGAGTTCTACAAAAGCATATTCGACACTTTTGCAGACGAAATGGAAGGAGGTAAAGACGCACGACCAGTAATACTTAGAGATTACTACACGGATACTTTTTACAACGGCGTATTTGATAAAGGTAAAGAACAATTTACCGATGACTTTCCACTTACACCTACACAAAAAGGATCCCTGGAAGGGTTTATGCGTACACATAACCGTCCAATGCCAGACTTTGTTCCGGACGCCCAAGTTGTATTTGATCCATCTTCTGGCAAAGGTATTCAAATGGATACAGCTCCGTACTACGTTAATCTATTTAGAAAAACACAGTACATGCTAGCTGCAGAACAAGAACTACCTGAAGTTAAATACGGAGAATCAGAAAACTTTAAGAAATATGTTCCTCTTTCTTACAAACTTATCCAACAGATACTCGGCGGCGGTGTAACAGAAACAGAACATTTCGTTAATTGGCTTGCTTATATTTACCAAAAGAAACAAAAAACCATGACTGCATGGATACTTACAGGTGTCCCTGGGACTGGTAAAGGTTTATTTGTACATAAAATACTTAAACCTTTGTTTGGTGAGTCGCAAGTTCCTATGCGTTCATTAGAAAACATAGAAGAACAATTTAATTTATATATGCGTATGGCTTTATTTTTAGTTGTTGATGAATTTCGTATGGGAGACTCCGGCAACATAGGCCGTATGGCAGACAAACTTAAACATCAAATTACAGAACCAACGCTCACTGTACGTGCTATGCGTGCAAACCAAGTTGAGCTGCCCAGCTATTGTAATTTTTTGTTTCTTACAAACAGAGCTGACGCTGTCAAAATAGAAGACGGTGACAGACGTTACAACGTAGCTCCCAGGCAAGAACGTAAGTTAGAAAAAACATTCCCTGAATTACTTACACGACTGGAAGATCTGGATAAAGAATTGTATTTATTTGCAGGTCTTTTAGAAAAGTTTCAGGTAGACGAACGTATGGCACATACAGCATTAGATAATGATGCCAAGCGTGATATGAAGTTAGTCAGTATGTCTGTTCTAGAAGAATTTGCTAATGCAATTAAACAAAACAACCTGGAGTACTTTGTAGAAATATTAGATATACCACTTACAAACACGTTTGATGCCGGTGGTATAAGTACATCACAAAGATACATTAAAAATTGGATTGCTACAGAAGGTGAAGAAACGATAATACCTATGCAGCATCTAAAAGTCGTGTATGATGTACTAACAGATAACAAAAAAGTGTTATCTATTAGAGACTTTACGAAGGCTATGAGTAGATTAAGCATCACAACCACCCGTAAAAGAATGGGCGAAGGTGAAAATAAATCAGCTCCAAGAGGTGTATTAATTACTTGGGTCTTAGATAAAGAAGTAAAAGAGTCTGTTCTTAACGAACATTTCGATAAGAAAGACATGGAACTTACTAGGAATACAGCGACACACTAATATATGTCAAAGCTTGTACAAGACAAGCGTCCAGATCTAGAGAATGTAATAGCAACGGACGCCCCAAAGGAGTTGGGACTCATACCAGCCTGGTCTCACTCGACTTTAAAAACATTTGAAACATGCGCTTATCGTAGTTACATCGCTAAAGTCAAACGTGTACAAGAAGACTTTGGACCTGCTGCAGCTCGTGGTAGTGACATCCATGAAAAAGCTGAACATTATGTCAACGGTACTCTTGGTGAGTTTCCACAAGAATTAAAAAAATTCGAAAGTCAATTTAAAACACTCAGACAACTTTTTATAGAAGCTAAAGTAGAGCTAGAAGGAGAGTGGGGGTTTACAGTTGACTGGGAACCTTGCGGTTGGTTAGAGCCTGTTACCTGGGCACGTATTAAATTAGACGCAATGGTACACGAAACTGAAACATCAGCTCGTGTAATTGATTACAAAACAGGTAAAAAATTTGGTAATGAGATAAGTCATTCACAGCAAGCATTGACTTATGCTATCGGTAGTTTTTTTCGGTATCCAGAACTACAACACGTACAAACCGAGTTGTGGTATCTAGATCAAAATGAAACAACCATACAAGCTTATACTAGGGACGAAGCAATGTTGTTTATGCCTAAACTCCACCAGCGAGCTGTAGCTATGACAACTGCAACTAGTTTTCCTCCGAACCCATCTAATTATAATTGTAAATGGTGTTCGTATAAGGAAGGCGAATACCCGCATTGCCAACACGGCATAACATAAAGTATAATGAAATGATAAATACAGTAATAAATACAGTACTAAATAACAAATACAGGATTAAATATGAAATTAAATTCAGCGCCCGCGTACGCCCATCAAACTGACACCACCGATTTTATTCTCAAAAACCCTAGATGTTTAATTACATCTGACCCTGGCACAGGTAAGACTCGCTCTGTATTAGACGCTATTGCTCAAACCGATAGTGTCACTTTAGTTATCGCTCCGCTGTCTATTCTCGAAGCAGCTTGGGTAGATGACATCAAAAAGTTTCAACCCACCCTAACTTATGGAGTAGCTTATGCTAAAAACCGTCAAAAAATATTCGCTGACCAAGACCTTGATGTGGTCATTACTAACTTCGAAGCTGTCAACTATCTATCTAAAGATCCATCAATACTTGCACGATTCAATACGTTGGTGGTTGATGAATTCACAGCCTTTAAAAACAAGGATTCAAAACGATCCAAAAATCTTAGAAAGATTGTGTCACATTTTGATACCCGTATTTTTATGTCTGGTACTCCTAACACCAATACTATTCTTGACGTCTGGCACCCCACACTGTGTGTAGATGACGGTAAACGATTAGGTGAGCGTTATTATTCTTTTAGACATCAAGTATGCACGCCTAAGTTCAATGGTTTTGCTAATGAATGGATAGACAAGCCAGGTATAGAAGAGACCGTGGCCCATAAACTTAGTGACATCAATATCCGATACGCACTAGAAGATTGTATAGATCTACCCGATAACACGACTCGTGTAATGCATACAGATCTTACACCTGCTGTTCAGCGCATGTATAAAACGCTAGCAGAGGAGTCTGTTTTATACACCAAACAAGGCACAATTAACGCAGTTAACGCTGGAGCACGTGTTAAGAAGCTCCTGCAGCTAGTTTCAGGTGCAGTGTACGATGAGCTAGGTGATGCCAAATACATCCATCAGCAAAGATATGACATGATTATAGATCTTGTAGATGTACGTAAACACACTTTAGTAGCATTCAACTGGCGTCACGAGCGTGATGCTTTAGTACAACTAGCCAAGAAAAAAGGTTTTAGTTACGCAGTTATTGATGGTGAGACAGATGCCCACAAACGTGTAGATATTGTACAACGGTTCCAAGCAGGACAAATCAAAGTACTGTTTGCACACCCACAATCCGCCAGCCACGGGTTAACACTAACAAAAGCTACTACCTGCATATGGTGCAGTCCCACCTACAATGCAGAACATTTTCAGCAGTTTAACCGACGTATACATAGGTCTGGTCAAACAAGTAAAACTGAAACAATACTTATTGCAGCACGTAATACCTGGGAAGAAACAGTGTATGAAAAGCTCAATGGGAAACTGGGCAAGATGGAAAATCTTCTCCATATTTTAAATCAATTACATAATCAGGAGGTTTGTAATGGAAAAGAATCTGAATGAGCTAATGGACGAATTAGCTTCTGTTCGCGGTGAAATTAAAACAATCCAAGAACAGGAGAAAGCCTTAAAGCTTAATCAAAACGATCTCGAAAGCGCAATCATGCACAAGATGGAAGAGCAAGGTCTCGACCAGATTGCGAATGATGTATGTACTATTTCTAAAAAAATAGAAACAGTGCCTACAGTAGAAGACTGGGAAGCTGTGCATAAACACATACTGGATACAAACCAGTTTGAGTTGTTACAGAAACGCATGTCTGCTACTGCTTGGAGAGAGCTTTCACAAATGGGACAAAATGTTCCAGGAGTAAAAGCAACGGAGCTTACCAAGATTAATTATCGAAGTAAGTAAACATTAACCATGAAAGAAGGAAGGTGAACCATGGCTGAAGAAAAAAGCACAGCTGTATCCTTAGTCTCTAAAGCCGTGCCAGCGCACGTAAAAGAGGCTTCGGGCCTTGGAAACGAAAATGTTTCCACCGAACACCTACAGACCCCTAGGGTAAAACTACTTCAACAAATGAATAGCGAGGTTGATGAAAATCACGACGCTTATGTTGAAGGGGCTAAACCCGGTGATCTGTTAAACACGGTGACCAACGAAATCTACGGTAAAGAAATATACGTTATTAACGTACATTTCACCGAAGACTTTGTCGTTTGGAGAAAACGTGAGAAAGGTGGCGGTCTTGTAGCTAGTTGCGCGTCAAGGGTTGAAGCGGATGAAGCCATCTCTACACAGGACGGTAGTCCAGATGACTTTGAGATAATCCAAACTCAATCCCATTTGTTGATTCGCAAAGATGCTGAAACAGGAGAGATTGATTCTACTCCGTTCCTTATGGATTTCGCATCTTCTAAGCTAAGAGTATCTCGTGAATGGAACACGCAGATTGCTCAGCTTGGCGGCGACAGGTTTTCTACTCTTTGGAAAGTCTCTGCTGTGTCTACACAGAATAGAGCCGGTCAAAAATTTCAAAACCTTAGTGTTATGAAAGAAGGCTGGGTTACAGATGACGACTACGAAGTAGCTAAGAAAGTCTACAAGAGCGTTTCAGGTAACACAGGAGCCTAAATAACTGTGTGCGTACATGGTGCGACACCACATGTCGCATCGTGTACGTATTTTTTATGTTATCCTAAAGCCGTGAACGAAACCGGCTTTATAAAAAAAGTTAATAGATCTTTATCTACTAACATATATAAGTGGAAGATTAACGATCCTTACCATGGAGGTGTGCCTGACGTTTACTACAGTGGTCCTGCTGGAATGTGCTTTGTAGAATACAAATACAAACCAAAACTACCAGCTAGGCCTTCATCAAAATTAGACTTTGGACTATCTAAACAACAAGAACTTTGGCTTACAAACCAGGTAAAAAACCAGGTGTCCGTGTACGTATTAGCTGGGTGTGAAGATAAAGTAGTTAAAGTCAGCAATAATTTTGCAAAAGTAAATGAATACACCAAAGAAACATTTTTAGAAGACGCTATGGAATTTGAACAAGCAGTCTTTTTATTAAACACACGTTTAGGAGGAACGGATGAGTGAAATTGATATGGTCAATAGTCCACCGCATTACAACGACGGTGACATTGAATGCATAGACGCAATTGAAGCATCAATGACAAAACAAGCATTTAGAGGCTATTTAAAAGGAAATATGCTAAAGTACATTTGGAGATACGAAAACAAAGGAGGCAAAGAGGACCTTGATAAAGCAGATTGGTACCTTACAAAGCTTAGAAGGTCATTCTTGGAAGAATAAATGTACGAATATAATTGCACGGTTGAACGAGTTGTTGATGGGGACACTATTGATGTTGTTCTCGATCTTGGTTTTTCTGTGCTTTATAAGTCTAGGGTGCGTTTATATGCTATTGATACTCCCGAGTCACGTACTCGTGACAAAGACGAAAAAGTTCGTGGAAAAATGGCTAGCAAGTTTCTTTCAGATGCTGTTAGCAGTGGTTCTGTCGTTATAAGAACTCAATTAAAAGATTCTAAAGGTAAGTATGGGCGCGTGTTAGGCACAGTAGTGGTTGACGGCGTTGATATAAACCAGGCTATGTGCGATAACTTCTTAGCTGTGCCATATCACGGACAAAACAAAGCTGCAGTAGAAGCTGCACATTTAGTTAATAGAGAAAAACTTATTGAATTAGGGCAGTTCGACCCTGCTACCGTTTCTTCCTAGCTGTTTTTGTACGCGCAAAAGATCTATTGTGGCTTCTGTGCCGCACTACTGTATTACTTGGAGAATTATTAAAAGGGTTCCCATCTTTGTGATGTATGTCTTTATCATCACCTTTTTTTACTATGCCAGCACGTAACGCGGCCCGCCTGGCGTTGTTACGTTTGGCACGTCTTTTTTTCTGAGCAGTACTCCCTTGGTAGTTATCGTATTCTTTGCGATAATTTCTAGCCACTTACTTGTCCTTTGCTTTTCCTATATTCAAAGCCAAGAAATCTATGACTTTATATAGCTTAGCTAAAAGTTTATCTCCTTGTGGGGTTGGTGTAATTGCTGCTACGAAAGACGCAATAGCAATAATAGACGTAATCCACATAAATATGTTGATATATAGCATAAGTTCTTACCTCCTATTAACATTATTCCATAAATGTGAATACTCTCAAAGGTTTTGCTTTACCTTTTACAGGCATAGGATCCAACTCTTGTAAGTAATAGCCACACAAAGATTCTGTCCGTTCACCTATAAGTATGTCTTTACCTGCTTCTTTAGTTGCTGACTCCAAGCGTGCACCACAGTTTACTGCATCTCCAATTGCTGTGTAATCGAACCGTGATTCGCTGCCCATGTTTCCTATTACCGCTTCACCTGTGTTTACACCGATTCCGATCGCAATAGGGGGAAGTCCTTCAACTTGCAGTTCATTATTCAACTCTTTCATGTTTTTAACTATATCGTGCGCACAATCACATGCAGCTTTTGCATGACTAGGTATATCTAACGGAGCGTTAAATATAGCCATCATGGCATCTCCAATGTACTTATCTACCATCCCACCGTGCTTTTGTACTGCTTCTTGTTGTGCTGTAAGAGCTTTATTCATTACGTACGTTACTTGTTCAGGTTCTAGCTTTTCAGACATAGAGGTAAAACCCCTAACGTCTGTAAATAAAAACGTAGCTTCTTTCTTTTCACCGCCTAACTTAAGTATATCTGGGTCATCTTGCAGACGTTTTACCTGCCTAGGATCTAAGTAATGTTCAAATTGTTTCTTAATCTGCTGGCGAAGGAGTGATTGTTCTCTAAAGTTAAGCCAGAATTGCTGCCCTAATATAAGCAACAGTGATATACCACTATAAGTAGTGTCTATTAATAAAGCTTTTTGACTTACAAGATACCACTCAAGTCCAGCTGTACTTACAAGAAGACCTGCAGCTCCAAGTGCCATGTACGCGTACGTACATTTACGCCCGAGCAGGAGACCCAATGTACACAAAACTAAAAATATAAGTAGCTCGTATACAAGCCTATCTGCAGGTATTTGTGGGCTGTTAGGTAATAATAAACTCTCCGCCAGGGCTGCTTGTACGTGATGAGGGTTTAATAGACCGTCGGGCGTGGCTATTTGAGGCATAACACCAGCTGCTGTAACACCAATAAACACAAACTTTCCTTCTACCTGGGGGTCTTGTAACGTAGTTTTAGGTGTATCCACCCAAGAAATCCACTTTCTGCCGTATTTATCTGTAGGTATTACACCTAACGCAGGTATCCGAACCGCTTGTATACCACTTTCGTATGTTTTAATCTGATATGTTCCTTCCCCGGTTAAAACTTTTAGTACTTGTGTAGCAAATGAAGCAACCCAACCCTTGGGAGTTTGTACAATAAGAGGAACTCGTCTAACTAAGTTATCCACATCTGTTGGGGCTGATACAATACCTTGATAAGCCGCTTCTTCTAGCTGGTTTACGTTAGCTAAATGCCCTGACAATGTAATCATATCTACAGGGTTATCCCCAAGAACTACAGTTCCATCAGTAGATGGATAGATTCGGTTTTCATATTCAGGTATTGCCAGTACGTTTGTGCCCTGCTGCAGACTCATTGCGAACTCGGCATCACCACCAAAACGATCTGCTTGTGGAAACATAATTACCCAACCCACGCCTAACGCTCCACGGTCGAGCAAGTCTGTTTGTATTTCTGCTAATCGCTGTCTTGGAAAAGGCCAACCGCCTTCTTTACTAATATCATTTTCAGTGATATCTAGTATTACAAAGTGGCCGCTGGGAGTTTGTTCTTGTACAAGTGCATCAAAGGTTTTAAGGCGAAGTACCTCTAAAGCTTTATAATCAAATATAAGTGGCAGTGATAATACTGCTACTGTAACTGCCCCTATTAACCACTTACTCATCCTGAGTTCTGCTTAATAGTAATATTTGACCCGCCGCCATTAATAATAATTTGATTAGATTTCCCATCTTGTATAAGTATAACCGTATATCCCTGCGAAATGTTTAAATCCACTCGTACTGTCTGACTTACAGATCTTCGCAAACTTAACATTTCTCCCTGGATAATAGTTGTAATTTGCGTTTGGGGGTCTTGTCCTATTTGTGTGCCTCTAACTACTGTAGAACTAACATCGCTTTTTAACTCATCATCTTGAAGCACGTCTAGTTCTTCAATTACAGCAAGCAGATCTTCAAGAAAGTTAGTATCTAAATAGTTTATATCTAGCTCGGTAAACTCTAAATCAGTTTCATTATCAAGAAAATCTTCGGCAAGAAAGTCTATATCTAAGTCATTAAAGTCCAAATAACTTGCATTACTAGAAACAGCGTTCACCGTCTGTGCTTGTACGTCTTCTTCAGGAGGCGTTACAATTAACATGTTATCTATAAGCTCAAGTGTTATATCTAAAATAACCGGTTTGCTAGGTGTAGTTTCAAACACACTTACAGTCGTAGCCTGGTAAGGTTTGTTTAACACAACATCGCCCATTGCAGTAGATACAAGTATTTCTCCTGAAGAAACACCATTAGCATCAGGTAGTAATATTATTAAAGATCTACCTAACTCATCTACGGTGCACGTAAAATCAGTCCCTCGAATTGCAATATTTGCAGTGGGAGTACGTATACTTATGTTTTCTTTACGGATTGTGTTTATTTTGCCAGATACATAACGGATGGTCCCGCTGGCAAATTGTAAAGCCATCTGTGATTTAGATGGATCTGGGTCATAGATGTATTTATCTACAACAAGTTTAGAGTGCTCAGTTAAACGTACAACCGAATCATCTAAAAAACGAAGACCTATACGTCCATTACTAGTACGTACATCGTCCTGGGACTGTATTCCTAGTTTCAGTTCTGCATCATAAGGTTTATCCCGTATGACTTTGGCAAAACCTGTTAGTTCAGATACATTCCCTATATCAACAACTTGTGCTAGTTCCGCCGTCGTTTTGAACGACGCAAACAGTACCGTTGTTGCCAGAAGAAATAATCTTAAGGTAGTCATTATCCAATGTGCTTTGCTGCTCTATGTTAAACGTCCTGCTATTACCTGTTTGATCTAAGTAAAAATAACCACCCGCATAACCATCTGCATCAAAAGTAAGAGTGTTGCTGTCACCATCAACATCAACATAATTTGTTGCTCCGTCATAATCAATGTCTATAGTAAATGTGTTGCTGTCACCTTGAATGATCCAATCTAGATCTAAACCGCTAGCTAACGCATTAGTGCCCTGGTCAAAAGTAAATGTGTTACTTGACCCTGTTACATCAACATTCCAATTGGAATTATCAATACCGTAGGTATTTGTAGGATCACCTTGAAAAGTAAAGGTGTTACTGTCGCCATCGAATTCAAAAAACCCTGTAAGTGAGTCTCCCCAAATATCACCCAAGAATTTATTGCTGTCTCCAATTTGATTTATATCTAGAGTTAAACTAGTGCCGTCTAAATCTAAAGGAGTAAGTGTGCCTGCAATCGAATTCAGTCCTCCTATAATATTCCCTGATCCTAATTGCTCTAAGTCTATATTAGCTGTCGCTCCTGACTGATCTATATAAATCTCGTTATCCGCTGCAAACGTAACCAAAGGAAATAACAGAAAGATACTAAGAAGAAGGCTCTTGCTCTTGTTCTTTTTCATCTTCTAATCTCCAAAAACCAGCGTTTTCACCCTCCTTGATTACTTCTAATACCGCTGTTTCGATAGCTGCACGTAATGCTAAATTTATAGATTCATTGCGTACTCTACCACTCTCAATTTCAACCAACTCAGTTCCTGTTGATATGAACCTAAAGACATCTTGACTTACCGAAGCACTTAAAATAGTCTTTGTAACCAAGACATCCAGTAATACTTTACCTGTAGCCACGGAAACAACGCGGAGGGAAACGGACACGGTGTCACGCCGATATTCTTTTGAGCCGCCAATCCCTAAATGACGTGCTCCTGCGCCTCCAGATTCAATATTACTCTCATATCCTACCACACCACCTTCTATTATCAAACCAGCGAACAAAAGTGCGGGTAGTTTGTTCTTCTCATCAAACTCTTGGCGTGTGCTACGAATAAGCTGACGTTCTTTAGTAACGTGGTCTAAACCAACCCGTTCGACAACTTCAAAAAATCCATTTTCGTTTGTTCCAGCGTGTTTAAGAGCGCGAATTAAATACACATACGGAGCTTGAGTAACTGCAGTAGAAAATGTAGCAAACGAGCTGTTGCTTCTACGCTGACCTGTATCGTCCTTAAAACCATCTGCATACACAGCGACTACTGGTTTCTTTGTAGTTGCACTGCGCACATTCGCTAACTCAGTAAGAACAATTTGTTCGACTTGGGCTTCTTCTATGCGTTCAATTGGCCCTATGTTGTTTTCAATAGGGTCAAATAGTAACGCACAGCTAGAAAGTAAAGGAACCAATAGGAAGGGTAATTTCTGTAGTATTCCCATCAGCGTCTGTAATTTTAAGTGTGATATAGTCTCCATCTACTGAGTACTCAATTGTGTTACCCATCAATTCTAACACACCGCTTTCGCTTGGCGTTTCTCCAAACAATTGTTCTACTAACTGCCTAGATAATTGAGCGTAGATTCTAGACTCTAAATTTCTAATAAATCTTGCAAGAGTAGTGTTTTCTTTCTCTCTTTCAAGTTCTTCTCGATAAGCTTTAATTTCTTCTTTAATCGCTTTTTTACGATTAAATTCTTGGTTTTCTATTGTGAGGTAGTGACTAGAAGTGCCTATGCCACTAAAAGAAGGGTTCTTAAACTTGTGCACCATTTCATCAGCGTTGAGCTGCGATGCAAAAATACCACCTAATAAAAAGATTCCAATAGCACAGATGATGTATAGAAGTCTTTGCTTATCCGCTTCTCTTTTCCTAAAAGCTAGTTCAGCGTTGCTGGGCCTTCCTCGCTTTTTAGTCTTTACGTTGGTCATCTCTATCTGCTTTTGCTATTTTATCTGTATCTATTAAGTTAGGTACTCCTAAAATTGTTTTAATCATCGTGTCCTGACGTATGATTTCGTTGTCAAGACTACGAACTCTATCTATCAAGGCTACCAGTATACCGTGCTGTGAGTCAAGTTTTGTGCCAAGACGTTGTTCCATCTGCTCTATCTGTTGAGCTACTTTATCGTCTACAACGTCTAGTTTTGACTCCATTCCATCTACAATCCGTATCACTAACTTGTAGATAAACCAGCCTAGACCACCGGCCGCAGCTATAGGGAAGCCAACTTCGTTAATAAACTTAATGGCTTCTTCCATAGAATCACATATTTATAGGTTTAGCTCTTTTCTTCGCTTGCCTAAGATTGTCGCCCATTAATATACGACGTTTTACAAACGCACGCTTGTCCTGGGGAAGTTTGTTAATAGAACGCTGTTGTCGTTTAGACACTTTGCTCTTTTTTAGTTTCATTCCTGGTCTTTTCATATTTTTATTCTACCATATTAATTAAGAAGGTCTTAAAGGCCATGACCATTCGCCACATGTTCCATCTAGCGGATTAGTTTTTTCTTCGCTTACAAAATCTGAATGTGCCTGTAAAGTAGCTGGTAAATCTCTTAAAGTTGCCCTATAAGTAGCCCACTCAGCTTTTTTAGAATTTGATAAAGGGCTATCTGCAGCTTGAGTCCAATCTGATTTTTGCAACAAAGCGTTTCTCTTCTCTCGTATAGAAGCCCATATTTGCGTAAAATCAGTCATCCCTACCATTTTATTTATTTAACCCGTACACGTTTACTGTAACATCATAAAACTTATTACTACCACCTGTGTCATCAATAGCGCCAAACACCCATACATAATATTGAGTGCTTGGAGCAAGATCTGCTTGAACAGCCAACTGATGCGCTCCTAATACAATTGCAGAACCTCCAGCAGATTTTGCTGTATAAGCTACGTAATCTCCTAGTGTAGTAGAAGTGTAATTAGTAGATGAACTAGTAGCTCGCACAACCATAGCTAGTTCAAGCTCTTCATGGCCCGCTGTAGAACTACCACTAACATTACCCATACATTGTATGATATGTCTTCTATTACCACTGTAACCATAAGTAGTAAAAGTATAAGAAAGTAAAGGACTGCCCCCTAATATAGTGCTACCTGCATATATTGCCGGTATAGACCCTGTTTCACCACTGTCGTTGCCCGTAGTTTGTGTAACACTAGCTATATGAGGAGGGTAATTATTATCAATATTTCCAGAACCAAAAGCAGGTCTATATAATTCACTATAAACATATAAACTTAATGAAGCATAAGCTTGACCACCAATAGTTCCTATTGAATTTGCAAGAGATTTACCTGCAATATCTATACTATTAGCAGCAACACGATCAGCATTTAACGTACCTGTACTTATTGAGCTTGCGTTTATTGCTACTGCGTTTACAAGAGTAGCACTAAGAGATCCGATTTGTGCTGCAGCGATAGAAGCATTTTTTATAAACGCTGTATCTATGTACACGCCCGCCGGGTTACCAGCTCCGTCTGTACTTGTAAGTACAGTAAACGGAACTATGTTATTGCCATGCGGGTTACGTATAGTTACCTGGCCTGCTTCAAATATTATGTTTGATGTAGAAGTATTGTTATTCAACGTGCCAGAACTATCTGCCATTAAGTACATACCAGCTACTGCGCCGTTAGCATTCACTGCTACACCATAGCCAGCTTGTGCAGACGTACCGTTAGTTAACGCGTTTTGTACTGCTGTTACCGAAGCAGTAGAAGCTTTTGTACCTAAAGCTGTGTTGGTGTTAGTTTCTAGCGTAGTTATCGCTGTAGCGTTTGCCGTGTCTGCAGTAGCACGAGTATTAGCTTCCGTAGTTATAGCAGCTTCGCTAGTTACATCACGTACTTCAACCCAGTTAGACCCGTCCCATCTATATTGCTTATTAGCAGGACTGCTATTGGTATCAAACCAAATGTCTCCCGTATTGTTTGCGGTTGGTTGACTAGCTTGAGTAAACACCGTGGTTTTACCATCGTTAGCTGTATCTCTTACAACAACCCAACTAGACCCATTCCATCTGTACAGCTTGTTGTTGTCATTAGAATCTATCCAAAGGTCGCCAGTAGCTACAGCTGTAGGAGCATTGTTTTGTACAAAAGTCTGATTTTTATTGTCTACTGTACTAGTTAGATTAGTAATTGAAGTCGCATTAGCAGAGTCACCGTTCGCTCTAGCAGTAGCTTCAGAAGTTATAGCAGCAGCAATAGTACTAGAGTTACTATAACCAGTAGTAATTGCTTCTAGTTCAGTTATCTCACTAACACGAGCCGTATTCTCACTAGTTAAAGTTACTATATCACCTTGCGCTGAAGCTAAAGCAGCGGTAAGACTTGAACCTGTGTAAGACGCACTACCTACAATATTAACTAACGTAGCGTCTCGAGCTGCAACCCAACCATTATTAGCTGCGTTCCGGGTATACACTTGACCGTCGTCCGTGTCATACCAAATGTCGTTCGTGGTCAATGCATCTCCGCCATCACGTTGTGTAGGCGCAGAAGATGATTTAATAACCGTAGCTGCAGTACCAGCTGAACTGCTAATTAAAGAAGTTAGTGTGCTATACCCAGGTAAGTCAGCTAGCGTTTCACTTAAATTAGTCATAACTGCGGCTATATCAATAGATGTAGTGCCGTTACCAGAAGAACTATAAGCTCCAAAAACTTCTGCGTTACTTACATGACGCACCCAATAATAGTAAGTTTTGTTATACCCAACTTCTTCTGACCACACAAAAGCAGACGTAGTATCTACTTTTATTGCATCCCCTAATGAGCTGGTAGTACTTCGCCATACTTCAGTATTACCGAAGTTACTCATTTGTGGGTTATCCCAGGCTAATATAAAAGAAGTGTACGAAGCAGTAACACTAAAGCCTGTAGGTGTAGGAGGTATTGTAAAATCTGTATAGGGAGTAGTACCACCGAAGTCTGTTACACCCGTGCCCGCATTTGGATCAAAAGGATTGTCCAAAAGCTCTTGGGCCATACCACTATCAATCAACTCTCTAAGAGTAATAGCTCTATCTCGAGGGTCACCTCTACGACCAAGGCGTACCTCAAGTGCTTCTTTTACAGAGTTAGCAAACTGTTTTAGTTCTGGATCAGCTTTAGAAGGAACCTTATAGATAGAAGGGACTTTAGTACCTTTAGTAGCCATTTAAATCCCCCTTAGTTCATCTATAGATTCACCAATGCAGATTTCGTTAACAACTTTAGCTGACTCTACTTGAATCTCAAAAGTACTATGAAGTTTACTGGGAAGCCTTACTATAGGTTCAGGGATAGCAGTAGCACTAAAAGATGTAGGAGAACTACCAGTTACCGAGTAAGCGCTGCCAGAAGTGCTTATAGTAGCGTTGTAATACAAACTACCATCTCCGTACACTTTTACTGTAACAGGATATTCTTCTGCTTGTACTTTAACAAAACCCATACTGGTAGGTTTAGGAGTAACAAACTCTTTTGTTTTCCAAGTAAACGTCTTATTAGTAGTAGCGCCTTGGAACTTTTGTATTCTTGGACCCGAACCAGTTTCTACTATTAAATAGAGTTCGTTATCTACTGGATTAGTAAAACCACCAGAAGCATCTGTAGTACCAGTTTGAGTTAAAGTAGTAAGCGTATTCATTTGATCTCCTCGAGGATCAAATATAAACCCGCCATAATTAGAGCCACTAGTATATAGCCCTACATAACGCCCCTCCCAAAGGAACCCACGTAATGAACTTGGGTAGTAGTCTGCTCTCCATTGTTCAGGAGAAATGATACCTTCGGTAACAACATTAACATCAGTACCTGCAGCTGCAACAAGCCCGTCGCCCCCTGCATATAAAACAAAAGGACCCATATCAACCATTGATGTTTTACTTTGACACGCCTGGGCAGCTTCAATACGTACAACACTCATAGACTGCGGATCGGTACCAGCTATAAGGTAAGGTGTGCCTTTAGTTCCAACAATAAGACCTTGCCCCGCCATTTTTATGCCCACAATCTCTTCTTCAAGAGTTATTCTGTAAGCTACAGGCCATGCGTGTGGTAAAAACGGCTCAGAAAAACAAATTCTTTTACCTGTAAAGCCTGCAAATATACCGTTAGGCATTGCAGTCAAACCTTTCATTGGTCCATCAGGATAGTCAGCACTTACTTCGTTTGGAGGCCCTATCCAATAAGTGCTTGGTATAACTTCAGCAAGTTGCGAGTTATTTAAATTATCAGTTGTACTACCTGCAGACAGATTGACTTCTTTAACAAACTGAAATGCGGTGGTGTTTGAACCTGTGTTAGATCTATAGATACGTTTCTTTACAATATTGGTATTAGTACGACCGGCACCAGAACCTGCACTCGTATCCATATTATTTATAGTAACTGTCTGTCCATCTACTTTATCAAACACTGTAGATGCTGGAGAAGGGGGTCCTTCTTCTCCGTACGCAGACACAAAAGTGTACACGTACGATGTGCTGTACTTTGTTTGTGTACCGTCATCTGTTCCAGACACACTAGTACCAACAGTGCCAGTTGGAGCAGGAATACCTAAACGATAAGAAGTATTAGGGTAAGGAGCACCGCCTGTTGTAATAAGGCTATTATTAGACATACGAGCAAAAGATGCAGACTCGCCCGTCCAATATAAACGGTCAGTATTATCGCCAGCTATAGGACCAGGAACTACATCAACTCCTTCGTCTGCCCATTCAAGCCAGTATTCATTACCGCCAGTTCTGTATTTATAGATTGAGTTTTGACCCGCTGTGTCCAACGTATAGTCGTTTGTATTGTCACGAATGGGTGTTAAACGACCGCTATCAAGGATAACGTCTTCAGCAGTTTGTGCCAAAGTGTCAGCTAGTAACCTGGGCGATAGTTGTGGAGCTATACCTCCAAATGTTACAAGCTTAAAATACGCCACATCACCCCTCCAAAACTAAATCTTTTAGTCGGGTGCTCCTCGGTCCTACTTGTACAGCCCACTTTGAATCTAACATCTCAACGCCAGCTGTCTCCCAGTCTCCTGCCTCCATGGCAGCTAAAAAGTTTTTGAACCCCATAAGCCTAGATAGACCTAAGTTGAAGCACATATTTACCATAACACGCTGTCTAGTGTCAGATAAATCTACAAACCAAGGGAAAGCGTTAGTAAGTTCTTCTATACAAATGTCAATGTCATTACTTAATAAATAATCAGACTCGTCATCTGTAATGCCGCGATCGTCCAAATTTCTGCCCACGCCAATTGTATTTTTGCCTGCGCTGCATTGGTACAGAGTAAGAACTACCCCTTCGTCACGTTTTAACTCTTCGATTAACTGCTCTCTATTCATTATCTTTACCGCCCCCATGAGACGCACCAAAGTAAAAAGATATAACAGCAGACGCTAAACCACCTAAATATCCCAAAACAAGGTTAATTAGAGCTTCGCTGTTTTGCTCTGGCGGTTGTAGGGTTACTAAAAATATATACCCAAGAAAACCGCCTAACGTAGCAATACCCATAATACGGGTAGTCCAATCTTTAGAAAATTTACTTCTAGCATCTTGTATATCTTTAGTTTCTAAAGCAAATACATCTACTTCTAACTCGGCCATTTGCAATTCAAAAGCTTGTTCAGCTTTTTTAAGTTCTAGCATTTGTTCAGGTGTTGCAGCTTGAACTGCTTTTTGAATAGCTTTTGGGTTGTCATCGCACCCTAAAACACTTGCAATTGTTTTTGCAGCCATACCGCCCATAGGACCACCTAGTGCAGTCCCTAATGTAGGAGCTACTGCCCCTACAAGATTTTTTAATAATGCTTTCACTCGTCCTCCACAACGATTTCAGGCGCTGGTTTAATTTTATCTTCCGCAATCATATCTCCAATATCTTGCGACATTTTCTCCTGCGCTGCCTGGCTCTTTTTAAGCTGATAAGATTGCTCTACTACCTCACCTTGTAGCTTAATTAGCATGTTAAACCCTTCGACCACTCTAGGAGTTAGGTCCTCGGTGTTATATTGTTTCCCCTCAAAATTCACTGTCTTAATTTGAGGTTGCTCGTTTTTTACTTCTTCAGTCATAAATTACTCCTTAAAATATGTAGTTAACTGATTATACCTAATTTTAGCCCTTATACGTCATAGACTTAAGCTTTTCCGGCTTATCACCATCTTTCTTAGGTATAGTATACAAGGTCACAATGTGCTTACCTTTTATATCTTTCTCCCAAACAAGGTTTACATCCCCACTTGAGATAGATCCTATTACTTGATTCTCATCCATTTTTACCTCCTATTAAGAAAAAAATCTGTCAATCCCAGACGCTACTACAATAAGTACGTATAGGCCTAAAATGTATTTTGTAAACTTGGCATCCATCGCGTCAAACTTTGCATCACCTTTATCTAAACGCTTTTCTATGTTCTCATAGCGTATAGCACACTCCCTTTCGTGTGCCGCTAGTTTCTCCATAGATTGCTTTGCCGTTGTCATATTAATCTAGTAATTCTTTTTCTATTGGGTTAACCCGCGTTGGTTCTTTTGAAAACATAGGATTTCCAGGTATTGAAGCTAAACCATCTTTATTAGCTTGCAATTGATCTTCTCCTAAAGTTTCTTTAACCCATGTTTCTATTTGGCTTTTAGTCAATTTATCAAACTCAATAAAAGACCCCGAAGGTTCTTTTAATTCAATAGGCATAAACGACCTATAAGATTCTCCGTCCTGTGTTCCAATTATATGAAGTGTCGCTTGCTTTACTATGTCTTTATTAGACCCTTCGTTATAAACTTTTATCTCGCTAATTTCATATGTAAATTCCATTGCCATTTTAGCCTCCCATTACGCCATTAATACTGAAACAAAAACACCCCAAGAGCTGTTACTTGTTCCTGCGGTGTGACTAATGCTCAAAGCGCCACCACCTGACGTTACTTGTATTCTAAATGATTCGTTTCCATCTCCTTGAGTGTCGACTGTAAAATCTACTCCTGTATTATTGTAGACAGTACCAGTGTCAGGTCTTAACATGGAAAACTGGAAACCAACTCCTGAGCCTCCGTTAGCCACAAACAATACCTGAGAGTGACCATCTGTGTGATATATATCAATAATACCCATCTTGTAGTAGATGCTAGTTATTGAGTTGAAGGTGTTCATGTTCGTGTAGACATTAGACGAAACAACATTCATAGCTGTACCGTCTGCCCACGGATTAGTGTCAAATCTTATGCCACCATTTACGTGCAATAAAGCAGTGCTTCCAGGCGATTGGGTTCCGATCCCGACCTGGCCCCCGCTTTTTATCCTCATTCTCTCATGCTGTGTGCCGTCTACTGCGGTTGCAAAAGACATATACGAATCTCTTGTATCGTCTGTTACGTACACATTTTCTTTTCCTACAGCGATGTAAGCTGCGTTAGCATATGACTCTGCAGTACCGTCATCACCTGCATTAAACTGAATTCTCTGTTCCAGACTCGCGCTTGCACTGAGATGTTCGTAGTTTAAAGTTAATACATTACCTGTGCTTGAGCTTCTTAGTGTTACGTTTAGTGGTGCACTATGCAGGCTGTCAGCGTTACCGCCTACAAGATTATTATTTATACTGACTTTGTTGTCATCGGTAAGTGTCAGTTGGTGTTTGCTCGCTTGGTCATTATAAAAACTTATATAACTGTCGTCGGCTTTTTCAAAGACTCTCCATTTATCTGTTCCATTTCGTGCAAAAGCTAATGCTGTATATTCACCAGAGTTATGAGTGCCATCAATTTTTATAGTTTTATTCGTTGTTCCTTTAACGTGAAGTTGACCATCAATGGTTGTGCCTGTTCCAATACCTACTTCTTTCGTATCAGCTAGGCGCATAACCTCGGTGTTGCCATTTACAGAAAACCTCATGTCGTTTGCGCTATGGTCGTAGCCTATCAATGCGACCGCTCTCGCATCTGCATCTGACCACAAAATAAGCCCTTGGTTTGATGAGGGAGTTCTAATATCTATCGCTACCGAATCAGAGTTTTCAATTATAAAAGCATCTGCTCCGTCAGCCGTATAACTTGAACCTGAGTCTCCTGCGTGGACATGGAGCTTACCTTCTGCTTGCACAATCCCGATACCTAAGCCTGTAGTATCAAGCGTCATCGTTTCGCTATTATTGATAAAGAACTCTAAATGACCATCTGATTGCTCAATCCTTTCGTGTGTGTCGCCCCACTGCAAAGACATACCTGCGTCTAAGTTAAGGTGCCCACTATTTATAGTCACAGTGTTTGTGAATGTTGGAGTTGATAATGGAGCTTTTGTAGCGATGCTGTTAGTTATAGTTGTAGAAAAGTTAGCATCGTCCCCGATCGCTGCGGCTAGTTCATTAAGGGTGTCCAACGCTCCAGGGGCGGAGTCGATCGTAGCGTCAATGGCTGTTTTTACAAAGGCAGTAGTAGCGATCCTTGTGGTGTTATTACCTGCGGATTGCGTAGTCGTAGTCGGATTACCACCTAGATTGATGTCATCCGATATTACGTTACTGGTTACCTTAGTGTTTGCCATTATCCTTCTAGAGCCTCAATTCTTGATTTTAAATCATCTATTATTGTCTGTTGTTCTTTCATTGCCTCTACAAGTATCGGAATAATTCCTGATGTTTGTACTGATTTGGCGTACTCTGCATCCCCTTCGTAATTGATTATGTCATGTATAGGGTTATCGTCTGAATCTATCTTACATAATCCCGAATCGTTATAGACTAAATCTGATGCTACTGGCTCAACTTCTTGAGCTATGAATCCATATTTTGTTCCTGAGGGCTGTTTTGATTCTGCCTTCCAAGTAAAAGTACGACCCTTCAATGCTTTAACTTTATCTAAAGCGTTAGGTATTGTGACTATGTTTTCTTTTAGTCTTTGGTCTGATATATCATTTGATGATGAACCCGTAAAATTGCCTGAAGAATCTATAGTTAATCTGTGTGCACCATTTCCATAATCATAAGCTGCATACATAGTTCCATTACCAACTCCAATACTGAAATGTGTTGAACCTGCTTGCGAACCCAGTAGATTTAACACACCATAATTAGATGATGTTGGACTATTTCCACCATTACCAACAGTTAAATGCGTAGAGGTATTAGAACCCCAAGCCGACCAGCCTGTGGTCGTGTTGTTAAGAGCCATATTTTGGTCTGTGCCAAACCTTAAAATTTCATCTCCTGGACTAGATGCAGTAGGAGTTGTCCCGTTAGCCATGTAGAGAGTTAAAGGATAGCCACCATCGTTATGTCTGATGCCTAACCTCCACCCCATGTTTCCTTGTTGCCATGCAAGGAAATTAGAAGCATTCGTTAGCCCTTTGTATAATTGCAAACCATCTATTGCTTCACCTGCGGTGTTACCCACTTCAGATATCGTAAGCAGTCCTTTACCTACATTTTGATTTCTGCCTATGGCTACATTACCTGTGTGGTCTATAACAAACGGCGTGGTATGTGTTCCTGACGCCATTGGGTCGCCGTCTGCAGCGTTACTTAGTCCAATAGAAAAATGTCCGAATCCTGAACCTCCGTTCCCTATCGCCCAGTTTCTTCTTTCTGAATTAGAGGAAGTGTCGGTTAGGTAAATTTTTGACATTCCATCGTAGGTAGTTGTGTCTCCCTTAATGTCTAGTTTAGCTGCGGGCGATGTTTGATTGATACCGACTAAGCCAGACTTGAGAGTAAGGGTGGCCTTCTGTGATCCTGCTTGGTAGGTATAAAGATCAAACGATGAATCCTCTGAACCATTACTGACATCAGTCATCTTCCCTATGGCTAGGAATGCCTCTGTTACGTTACCCGCATCATCATCACCTAGGAAATAAATACGGCCTACTTCATCTCCATCTGCGGGAGAGCTTGAGTCTTTTTGTAGTATTAGTTGTGGAGCTTGTGCATCGGCATTCGTGTTCTTAATTCTAAACTGCGGGTCAGTTGAGTTAGCGGATTGGACAATGAAGTTGCTAGCGTTAAAAGTTGCGTCCCCTGTTACACCATCTATTCCAAACTTTAATCCGCTATCTTGATATAACTCAAAGATATTAGAACCTGAACTCACATCTGCAAGTCCTAGATAGTCCCCTGTATCAGCTGAACCTCCGAAGTGTATCTTGCCCGCCGTTCCTGAAAATTCAAAGTTCGTTGCTGTGACTATCCCAGTACTCGTAATAGCACCGCTAGCAATAGTTCCTGCATTCGTAATGTTCTGCGTACCCATGTTCAACGCACCAGTCATCGTGCCACCAGATAAAGGTAGCTTGGTGGCTATCGCATTATTAACAGTAGTAGTAAACGACGGATCATCGTTAAGAGCAGCTGCGATCTCATCAAGAGTATCGAGTGTGCCTGGAGCAGAGTTTATGAGATTATTAATCGCGGTCGTAACAAAAGCCGTGGTCGCAATACGTGTGGTATTGTTCCCTGCGCCTTGAGTCGTAGTAGTTGGGTTACCCGCTAAGGCTACGTCATCTACTATTAACTCACTTTGTACTTTTGTTGTTGCCATAATCTAACTCTTAGGTTTATCCTCTTTTACAGCTTTTAATGCTTTATAAAATTCGCCGTCTTTGTCTAGTTTACCATTATCTATATCGTGCCATAACTTATCTAATTGTTCGCCCACAGAAGGGTATGAGGCTTTTCTTTGGACTCCATACGGCATCTGCGGATCAATTCCTCCATTGTCCACTATGGCTTTTTGTATTGCCTCTTGCTCCTTCTTTTGTTTAGCTGTTAAATCGTCTGCCATATTAATAATCCGATGCGTTTGTTTTAGTTACTGTATAAGTTAGTGTACTGACTGTGTCTCCTACTGCTTCTGACTTTAAACTAGCAAATACAAAATCAGTTCCTCTTAGTGGCGTAACTGATATATAAATACCAGAGTATACGCTACCTCCCGAAGACCCTCCTGTATTTTGGAAGTCTAACCAGCCACCTCCCGTTCCTGCGTTTGGAGCCGTAAATCGTACAGCATAACTGTAACTACCCGCTGTTCCCTCGCTTACAGTTTTTACTGAAAGGCTGTTAGTGTAATTAGTATCAACTTTTATAGTATGCGCTGAAGGACCATACCAACCACCAGAAGTCCATATAGTAATCATGTAAGACGCTCTGTGATTTATCCAAAGCAACCTATTCCAACTAGCTGTACTCCCATCGGACTTTGTACCATACATAGCCGAAGGGTGGGTGTAGGTTCCAAAAGTATAGGCTGTGCCAGTAGAGTTGTATTGGTGTCCTATTTTCCCGTAGTTAAGTGTAGTATGGCCTGAATTATTAGAGGTGTAGTTACCTATGTTAGAAGAAGATTGACCTAGAACCGCTTGCCCATGAAACGTACTGGTCTGATCTGGATTCATGTACAAAGCTGGAGTATTGTTTAATTCTGCGAAGGTAGCATTAGCGTTTGTTGCGTGCGGATTTACATAGAATCTCAAACCACCATCGTAGTTCCCTGCGGGTGAATCTCTATAACCTGAAATTTTTCCTGTGTATGTGTCGTTATCTCCGTCAAAAAACGCTATAGATGCTTGTCTAGCTCCATCAGAGGTTGAGCCACCATTCCTCATTATAGTAAGCATTTCTTGATCGTTAGCGCCAGTTACAGTTTTATGTATCGTAAGACTTTGATACATTTCAACAGCACCCGCAGAGGTGATAAGCATTCTTTCTGTATTCGTACCGCCACTAGGTCTTGTTAAAAATGCTAAATCACCATAAGTAGCACCCTTATATTTAGCCCTTAACCCTGCTATCGGGTTTTGACCATTTGCTCCAAGCGAAATCCTACCCCCTGTATCGGTAGTAGTTCCTGATTGTGATACAACTAAGTGACCCCAATTCAAATCATTGACACCACCGCCTTCTATATAAGCAACTGTTCCATAGGGTGAACCACTACTCCAACCTGTATCTTCCACGTGAAGTTTAGAAAAAGGATCCGTGTCTCCAATCCCGACGTTTTTGCTTGTATCAATAGTTAGTGCAGTAGCATCATTTTGAATAAGCCTAAGCTCATTATTAGATGTTGTGCCTATGTACACATGTGAGTTGTTAGTTTGATACGCTGCTACTACTGACGAGCCTCTTGTGCTTCTCCATATATTTCCTGCTGAAGGGGTCATTTCTAAAAGGTAGTCATTTGCTACTGTTGCACCACCTAATGCCACACTACCTGAGTACGTACCAGTTCCTGTAACAGATATACCACCTGATGTTGTTTCTATTTTTTTACTGCCTGCGTGATAAAGTTCTACAGCACCACCAGCAATAAATTTAGAAAGCCACCCGCTGTTCGCTGTGTCATACATATTGACTTGCGAATCTGTATTGATTGACAAATTACCTGTGCCTGCATCTTTTATGTACGAATGACCTGCTGAAGCATCGTGGTAAATTTGTAAGTCATCTCCTGTACCTAACTTAATAATTGCATCATCAGGCATATCCAGATGGCTGGAGATATGAACCTCTCCAACTACATCTAAAGCCCCAGAAGCAGGGGACGCGGTACCTATACCAACACGAGAGTTAGAGTTATCTACAACAAACGTAGGAGAATCGAAGGCTACGTCATACGATCCCACGGTTAGGGATCCAGGTAATGTAATGTTGCCTGAAAGTTTTGCACTGGTTACGGTGTTATCGCTTGGTGTGCCTATGTTTACAGGGTTTATGGTATATACAGTTACACTACGTCCTACAACTACGCCCGTGTCGAACGTAAGAGTATTTGAACTTAGCGTAAATGACGCTTGATTTTGGAAAACACCATCTATAAAAGCTAGTACATTTGATTCGCCTCCAGGTGCGTCAGAAAGCGTAAACGCTGTCTGGCCACTTGTAGCTGTAAATGTATCAACAGTAAGGTTAGAACTTTGAAGGTTTATTAAGTTATCTACTACTACCTCGATTTTAGTGCCATTCGTTGGAGCTGCGTCAAACGTCAGGGTGGATCCACTAAAACTAAACGTATCGTGGTGTTGGTATACACCATCTAGAAAAACACTAGCGTTTGCTTCTACACCAGGGTCTACACCGATGTTGTAATCGGTTGCATTAGACGCTGCAGTTGCAGAGTAAACGGTTTGGTTAGCAGACTTAGCTGCTATATTTTCTTGTATTTCAGTTAGTACGGCGGCAATAACACGCAGTTCAGCTGAATCTCCAGTACTGAACGCACGAGCTGACGTATTGTCCTGTGCTCGAACAATAGTCAAAGCGTTACCACTTCTTGCCGTAACCTTTGCTATCTCATTGTTGCTTCCATCATCAAAGGTGATGTAGAAATATTCTCCCGCTCCAAGAGAGGGAAAGACTGACCCATCAGTAACAGTTGCACTTGTCGCTGAGTTGGTTAGCCCACTAGCAAGGGTTGTTTTGGCATTGTTAGTATATTTAACAGCCACTGACTAACTCCTTACTTATTTCTAACTAACAGTTACAGTCCACGTAATAGTCATTGAGTCTGAACTTCCTTTGTTTACTACATTGAATTCAGTTCTACACAATAAAGTACCACTAGAAGATGCATTAAGAATACCTGCTTCGGTTACTGCTCCAGTACCTGTACCAGCTGCAAAAGTAGCTACGTAAGTAACAACAGCACCAGAAACAGAAGTACTAGTAAGAGATACTCTTCCTAATTCAGTTTCTAACGCAGTATCATTAGCTGCGGGGTTAGTAGTACCAGAACCAATAGCCATGTGTGACATAGCAGTAGCTGATGCGTCTTTCATTCTAGACGCTACATAGCCTTTACCTGCTGTAACCACAAGGTTATCAACATCTTGGACAACTTCATCATTAAGGGTTATAGTTAGCCTACCCTTAAGTTTCAGATCATCATTTACATTCGACATAATTTACTCCGTTTAATTTAAAACACTAGTATTTAAAGCCGCTGTGTTCAAGATACCTGATCCACCAGGTATAAATAGAACACTAATCGACTCACTCATTGTAGCACTATCTGATAAACTTTTGGTAAAGCTATCAGCTAATACTTCGCTTACACCAACAGTGTCCGATTTTCCTAATGCTATCAAACTAGAAAGCTGGTCTGATATGGACGTAGTGTCTTGTTGCAAATCAGCAGCAAAAAGGTTGTTAAGCTCTTGCATAACTATCTGATCTGAAAAGACCTTCTGTCCTGCAACAGAAAGGGTTTCGGTCACAGTCAATGAATCTGTAGGGGCTAACGAAATGCTAAAGGTCTGCGAATCTGCAGTACTTAAGCTATCGGCCCTTGGTATAGATGTCCCTAAAGATGCCGTTTCTTGCATCGTATAGGAATCAGTCAACCCAGGCATAGTAAAACTAAACGCTGGAGCATCTGAGACTGACACAATATTACTTTTATTTAATCCTGATTCAGTAGCTAACTCATCGGTAGCACTAGCTAAATCGTCTAATGTGTATGCATCTGCAAAAGTTCGCACATACACTACTGTTCTAGCTAAAGACTCTGTTATAGACATAGCTGCAATAGCACCAGAACCTGCAGTGATCCCGGCTTGGCCCCCCATACCCGAGTGAATACTACAGTAGTAATGCAGCGTGCTAGGTGTAGATCCTGTTACTTGTATTTCAGTGTACGCACCTGAATTACCTGGAGTGCCGCTTGTAGTGACGTTTGTTGTATATTCACTACCACTGTTATGAGTACCATTAGAAGTAGTAGAAAACCTAAACGGATGACCAGAATTAGAAGAATCAGATTGGTCAAACGTATAAGTAATACCTGTTTCTAGAGCTAAAGTAGGGCTTACAGTCCCGTCTATGTAGTATTTATTACCAGAACCAAAACTATTAGACCCAGATGCAACCGTTACCGTAAAAGTTTTGCTTGTTACAGTACCTTCTGCGAGTGCTTTACCTACAGCTTTTACATCGCTTTCAGATAGGTTTAAGGTCTCCGTTTTAGGTAATGAAGTTAAAAGAGCTGCAGATTCCGTAGGTGTAATAGAATCTGACTTGTTTAAACTTGTATCAATAGAGGTAATAGCTTCTGATAAAGTAGGAGTATCCGCTTTAACTAAACTAGCTAACAAAACAGCAGACTCAGAAATAGTAGTAGAATCAGTCTTAGCGAGGTTTACAGCTAAAGCTGTTTGTTCCGATATAGTAGGCGTATCAGCTAAAACTTTCGTTACATCTAAGGTCTGACCGTCTGTGAACGCGTATGAATCTGTAAAACTACGCACATAAGACACAACACGGCTAAAATTGTCGCTCAATGTAGGTGTATCAGAAACCCCTTTATTTAAGTGTTTCGCTATAAGTTCTTCTATTGTGGGGGTGTCAGATAGAGCTTTGCTAAAATCTATAGCAGAAACATCGGCTGACATAGTAACTGATAGCGCATTTGGACTATCGAATTGAGCGGTAAAGTAAAGGTTTTTAGTGTCTGGATCTACATATACGTCTGAAAAAGACATAAGTGTGTACGCGGACACAGCTTCGGCGTGTGTGTATGTAACGGAAGACTGAGCATAAATAAAAGTCGTAGTAGGTTCGGTAGCATCTGTTTCTACTACTAACGATAACTTATTAAAGTCTACTGTTAATTTAAATGCCATTAGTCGAAATCGTCACGCACTACAAACTTAACTAAATCATGTACAGTTTGTATTCCCCCATTAGACTTGGTGAACTCAACTTCTCCTTCAAACGTCCCAGACTTCGTCCAAGTACCCGAAGGGAATATAGTTTTACACTCTCCAGATGATGGAGTAGTTAAAGACATTGTAATAGTTGAAAGTACTGTAGTTTCTCCGACTTCTCGGATTCTAAGTTTTACAGTACCACCGGTTACGTCTATGGGTGCCCACGTGTTCGAATCTTCTGGATCTAATGTCTGTCCAGAAGCAGCAGTATTGCTGTCTTTCAGTGTGAAGTTAAGCTCTGGGAGCGTATCTCCTACGACTAATTTTATTGTTGATGCATAAGCCATAATTATTACCTCAAAATATTATATACCATATTACCTAATTGCTGCGTATCCAGGCAGATAATCAGATAACTTGGCGTTACCTCGTACTAAATCTTCTAACCTTTCGGCAGAAGGACCTAAAGCTGGTGTAATAAAGGAATTATCATATCTACCGGCTTCTAGCATAGGTATAATTAAACCGTATGGCCCCAACACTCCAGCTCTATCTATAATCTCTCCTGTATAAGGAAGCCAGTCCATATTATCGCTTCTAAACGCGTTATCATCAAAACCACGCCCTACGTATTTAAGCCACTCTCTCATTTCCAAACCCAGCATAGTCAATGGTAGTAAGGTGAGAGCAGCTAGTGCTAAAGGAACAGCTCCACTAGAAATAGTTCCGTCTTCAGAATATCTATTGCCAGATTCGCGCATTGCTCCGCCTACAATGTTTTTACCGTAAGCATAGAAGAAAGACTTAAGCTGCCAAATAAGTGCTGTATAAGGGTTAGAAGCCCAAACAGGTCTTTCTGCAGCATTCGGACGTACAATAGATTCCTCTACAAACCTACCAATCGCCATTTGTACTCTTTGTCCCTCTGGAGTACTAAAACTACGACCACTAGCATCCCAAGCTTTTATATCTTCTCTACTTACTTGTAGTTCGCGTAAGAACCTATTAGACCTATCGCTGTTTGCGTTTGCTTGGCGAATTAAAAACTGTTCGCCCATACCAGCAGCAAAAACTCTAGTAAAGTTTGTATACCACTCTAAACCAATAGCTTTAAAGAAAAGATCTGAATACTTTTGCGCTGTAGGGGTCATAAAGCCCATTTCATTAGCTTGCATAATACTGGTATTAAGAGAGTCATAGGTTATTACACCTACGTCCCTAGCAAACTGTTGCATTTCTTTTGTATCGGTAAAGTACCTACGTACCTGAGTAAATCCTTCCTGTAGATTCTGCCAAGACAAATCTTTAGACCTTAATACAGGTCCTGCTAAGTCTGGTAACGAGGCAAGAGTAGCAAAGGTCAAATATGTCACAATGTTCACAGAAAGAAGCACACTGTTGATTTGGCGCATTGCAGGGGACATGTTTAACCCCGACTTACCTAACATAGCTTTTAAAGCATCTCTGGCAGCAGCCCTATTAGTCTCATCTGGCACTCTAAGTAACAATGCTTCTACTGCTTGCCAACCATCTACTACGTCTCCAACCTTTTTGCCCTGAAAAGACTGCCTAAAAGCTACAGCTTGGTTTTTGATGTTAGCCATATCCTGTTTAGTAAGCGTAGTTTGGAACTTTTCTTTGTAGTCTAAACGCTTAGTCATATCCTGTACGTACCTACGTATAGCAGTATTGGCATCCTCGAGTGCGCCTATATCGCGAAGCCTCTCATTAGGAATATCTTTAAAGTATTTAGCACGAGATTCGTTTGTACCTATTGCAACATCCGCTACATCAGGTCTTGGGTTATCTGTATTGTCTTCTCCCTCCCGAATCATAGCCTCTACTACTTTATTAAAGTCTCCGGGGGTTCGGCTCATTTCTTCCCCCTTCAGGTTGTAGATAACAATGTCATCAGGGCCGTCTGGGTTAAATTCTTCTAATAACGCAACTAGGTCTGCTCTAACTTGTTCATTAGCTTGAAGTTCAGCAATAGCAATAATACGAGGATAGAAATGTTTTCGTTTAAATACATCATCCCTGCCTCTAATATAATCCTCATAGAAATCATCTAAGTACTTACGTACTGCCCTAGCTTGAGGGCTTCTAAGTTCACTAATAGGAACTTTCCGTTCTGCATCACGTAAAATAGACTCAAAGGCATCTAGATCAGGAACTACTTTCCCAGTAATAGTAGTTTTAGTAGGCGCTAGTTTATGTAAGTCGTTAAGTCTCTGATACATAAGAAGAACACGAGCATTTAAATGTCCAGTTTTTTCTTCTGATTGCGACATAGAATAAATGCCATTGGCTAATTCAGGCGCGTACTTACCTACTAATCCCCTTAAATAGTTGTGAGCGGGCTGTAAAAAATACCCAACAGACCAATGCCTTCTGTCGTTTGGCATTAATTCTCTGCCTGCTTCCAAATTTTCAGTAATCAGTCGTCTTATCTGTTGGACTGCCTTCCTGGGCATAAAACTCTTTAAGGTAGTAGAAGCCTCATCCACCATATTTCGCACTACAACCCTGTCACTATATGTCATAGGTGCGTTACGTTGCTTACCATTTTGATAAGACTTTATAACTTCTTGTACATAATCATTAAAAGCCGGACTAGTCGGTCCTTCACTAAACCTAAGTCTTAATGTTGAATCTAGGCTTTTAAATACATCTCTAATCTTATCTGCTAGGCGTTTAAAGAAACTTTCAACCCCGTTAGTAGGCTTCTTAGCTTCGTTTAAAAGCCAAGTCCCCATTTTATCGGAGAACCATTCTTCAAATCCAAACTCGCCTTCGTACTGACGTCCCCCGATACCGGCCTCTTTATCTTTTTGAAAAGCTGCTTCCAAATCTTTACGCAACTTAGGATTAGCTAAAGAACGATTTAATTCTTGATGGAAGATAGCGTGACCTAATTCATGCCCTAAAGTTAGAATGGCTTTTACTTGCTGTACAGGATTAGGGTTTGCAGGCACATCTATTACAATAAGATCAGTGTCACCAAACCTTATGTATTTACCTGACTCCCCTTTTTCACGCATATTGGCTACTGTCTGTTTAACCAAATCAGGGATAGCGTACTGTTTACCCTCAAAAGTAACAGTCTCGACCATTTTATTTTTAGGTCGTAAAAATTTATCGTCTTTTAAAACATTTTCAGCTGTAGTAATACGAGTAGTCCGTCCTCCATACCCTAACTTATTAGAAATAAGACTAGATAACTGAGGCCACAAACCCCCCATAACAGAGTTCCAACTTGCATCTATTTCAACTTTGCCTTTTTTAGCCCCAGGCTTACGCTTCATTTGTTCGCTTTGTAGCGTATCCATAATAGGATCCGCAGTAGGACGCCCTTCTATGTTTAACCCTGTAAGAGGTAATTTTTCTAAATTATCTTCACTTTTTATATCTTGCTGGGCAAACTCATCTCCGATACCTTCTTCTTCAAATTCAGCTTTATCTATGTACTTTTCGTCTTCTTGCCTTTGTATTTCATTTAATCTAGTACGCGGGTTTGAGCTAAAGTTTCTCCATTTTGGTCCTGAGTTAACAGTAGGAGCAACGTAAGGAGCTTTAATCCGTAGCGCCACTCTATTCATTCTGTCTTCGTATTCAGCTTTAGTCTCTGCTTCAACAGTAAATCCAGCTTCGTTTACATATTCTTCTCGAATAGGGTACTTAGCGTGTGCCTGCTCATGGCGTATAATAAACTCTCTGAACTGTTCTAAAGTTGTAAACTGATCTTCTGGCAAGGGTGTAACCCCTTCTACATTTGGCTTAGTCCAAGCTTTATCTTCAAACTTCTGCCTAAGCGTCTGCATGTTGACATAGATCTCTTTAGTCTGCCTGTTATATCTGGCCCACGCCTTACCTCGCGGCGTTTTCTCTTCTCTGTTTATTTTAGGTTCGGGTAGACTAAAAGGGTCAAAAGTTGCTCCTATCTCACTTGCCCCCGAAGCTTCTTCTGCTTCTTTGTATATATCGCGTTCCCTAAAATAAACTCTTTGAGCATCTAACTCAGCTTCTAACTTAGACTTTTCAATGTTCATTTCTCGCGAAGTAGGTTGCATAGAAGCAGGACCTTCTCCTTCCCTTTCTGGAATAGCACGGCCTTGCTCAGCTCTCTTAAACGATATAGGTGTACCACCTTTTAATTGATATATAGGAGCGTTTTGCCAATTTTGAGACGCATTTAGGGGCTGACCTTGGTAAAGAAGTTCATAACCATTTTCCGCTAACGCTTCAAACATACGTGTAAAGCCATCTGAAATACGACTAGTGTCTGCAGTAAATGTTTGGGGTTCGTTTAAACCTAAATTCATACCAAACTGAACTAAATTACCTAAATAAACAGCTCTACCCGAATCATTTTGCCCAACTTCTCTGACAGACCAACCTTTTGTTATATTCCTAAGAGCGGGTTTAGCTCTAGAAGCTTGTGTTACTACATCCCCAATACGTTCTGCTGCATTTATTCTGTCTCCCGGTAACACGTCTCTAGGAGAAGTAGCAATAGTCCACTCTCCATTTTCATTCTGCCTAGGAGTTAAAATAAGATTGGGGTTAGTCCTAGCTTGAGCTTTAAAAGCTTCAAGGAACGCAGTAGGTAAAGTATCTAAAAGAGCTTCAATATCCGGAGAAGCTTCTATTTCGTTTATTTCTAAAAAGCCATTCTTACCAAATATTAAATCTTCTCTTTTATCTAGCTCTGCATTTGTCTGTTCATCAGTCATTCCTTCAAACGCGTTCTCAGCGTTTCTTGCAGGCCAAGTTAAAACAGGACGATTTTGTCTAGCCTCGAGGATTTCTTCCTCAGTCATGTTTGCCTGTTCTGCTTTAGTAAGAGGTTTAGTAATAAAACTTTCTCTGCTCGCGTCGAAAGTAGTACCCCCTTCACTAAACGCAATATCGTCCCCCTGCTCTTGCGTAACTGGGTCTGCAAGGCTTGTTGGGCTAGTGGGGTCTTGAGGACCCCCCTCTACTATCATGCTGCGGTCAGTAAAATCAAACTCTTGTTGCTGAGGAGCGGGACCTTCTTCTTGAGTCGGTTGTTGCGTCTGCTCTGCTTGCGGAGTAGGTTGCGCTTGTGGCCCTTGTTGGTCTCCAAAATCAAACGCTTGTTGCCTTTCATTAAAAGCTGCTTCTCTAGTAACTCCTTCAATGCTGTACTTCCCTTCATTAGGAAAACGTGTACGTGCGTGCAGTTTTACAGCATCTACATTTCCTTCAGTTGTAGTTTGTTGCCAAACAACATTACCCGCAGAATCTTTTACCTGTACAACAGCATCATGTGAAGGATCTGAAACTTCTGTGTAACCTAAAATCTGCTGAAGAAAAGTTTCAGAAAAACCAGAATCAATAGCGTCTTTAGCGTCAGTTTCAAAGTTCTTATTAGCCCTATCTAAAATTAAAAACCCTGAATTATTGGCGGTGTCATATACTATGCCGAACTTTTCTTCTATTTGAGCTGCGGTATATCCTTCTTCTACAAGGTCTTGTAAAAAATCATTAAGAGTATTAGCAGTATCTGCTTCATTTAAACCGTCAGTAGGAAGCCAAACTGCTTTAGTTTCTGTATCTTCATCTAAAAGAGATTGTATTTGAGCTTGAGACCATTCTTTTGGCTCAGGGATAACTCTACCATCCGACTGCCCTTTTTTACTTGCGATCGAAGCTTCTTCAGCTACATCAGCACCTTCTTGTGCCAACCCTCTAGCTTTACCAATAACATTAGCGACAGCCCCTGTAGGAGCTGATCTGCCAGCTCCAGCCCAAAACCCAGCAAAAGCAGACTCGGCTCTTCTTAAATTCGCTTCTCTGTCGGAGTAGTCTGGATCAATTGCAAATCGTTGCTGAATAAAAAGTTCTTCTTGTATAGTTTCAGTAGTTCCTTCAACAAGTCCTCCTTTAAGTAATCCACCTCCAAAACCTTTCGCCGCTTCTTTTAGCCAACCCGCTGCTTCTTGGTCTCCTGTTTTAGCGTACTTACCTGCCATACGCTTAAACAAAGCCCCAACAAATAATTTTTCGCCTAATGTACCGATAACAGCTTGGGGTATACCAAGACCTAACGCTGCTGCAGCTTCTTCATTAGTTAATTTATAGCCAGCTTCTTCGTACTCACCTAACGCTTGTGACGAGCCGACTACATATTCTTGCCCACCTGCTCCAGCCCAAAAACCTGCGGATATAAAAGGAAAATTAGAAGGTACGCTACCTGTTCTAGCTAAATTTACAAAGTTAGGGTACTGCCCCATACGTTTAACAGACTCGTACGCCCCAGCCAATATAGCTTCTTCAGATTCATCTAACGCTTCCCCCAATCCTTTTTTATGAGCTACTTTTTTCTTTAAAATATCGGAAATAACTTCTCGTGTTACTTTCTTAGACGTTGCACTCAATACCCCTTTACCTACCGCAGCTACCGCAGCTCCTGTAAATCCAGAACCTATCGAACTAATAGCCATGGGAGTAAATTGGCCTATAGACTTAATTACTTGGTCATAAAAACCTTCAAAAGATGGTTCTTCTAAGAAACTTTCAAAAGTACCTATAGAATTTAAAATAGAACTAGCGTCTTGTTGTAGACGTTTAGCACGATTAAGTTTTATTTGTGCTGCTTCTTCGTCTCCTTGTAAAAGATTAAAGATTGCTCCAAATTGATAAACATCAGAAACTAACTGGTCTCCGCCTGCTTGTACCGCACCAGACCAAATGTCTCCTGTAGTGGAACGAAGTGTGGGAGTACGGTCTATGGGCATACTTTGGACTAAAGCTTGGTTCCTTTCCCTACGCGCATCAGAATAAAGTTTTGCTGCCAATGCCCCTTCTACTTCAAAACCAGCGCCAGTAGCCCCGCTTAATTCAAGCGGCGTAGTTTGAGGTTGACCCGCAGGAGTAGGCTGTGGGGCAGAAGCAAAACTAGTCATGGGGGTGTAAGTAGTACTAGGTCTAGATTGTGCACGAGAACGAGGAGTACTTGAACGAGGAGTGCTTGGCATTACAGTGTCAAGTAAGGGGTTAGCTGCTCCCCTGTTTTCTTGTCCAGAAGTAAATCCCCCTGGTATTTGACCTGTAGAATTGCCTAAAGAACCTAAAAGATTAGCAAATTTAGCAGCTCTAGTAGGAGTTTGTTCTCTAGCCCATTTTGAATCCATAGCCTCTTTAGAAGCTGCTTCAAAATCCCCGTCCTGCATCAACTTCCAAGTATCTACAAACTTAGTATTCCAAGCTGTGCCTAACTGAAAGTTAACTGAAGTAAGTCGTTCTAAAAACGCTTGTCTTTGAGTGGGGTCTAATTCTTGAAATCTAGGTAAGCTATTAGCTTGAGTTTGTGCAGCTCTATAGCTTTTATCTAAATCTTCTTCATACCATTTATCTAGCTGCGCTTGGGGTACAGCAGTACCAGGGGGGTAAAGTTTTAGCTCATCATCAGACAAAAAGTGCCCGTGCCCAACGGAATACCCCGAGGCATCTGAGTAAACCTTGTTGCTAAATCCTTCTTCATTCTTAACAAGGTCATATATGTTTTTAGGTACACTTGCCACACTTCTTTCTATCTATTAAAGACCTCTTGCTTTTCTGTAAGCATCATTATTACCTAAGCTCATGCCGAGTAAAATTTGCCTACCCCCTAAACTACCAAACACATCTTCTAGTGAAGTAGCAGGTATCTCACTCCCTAGTTCTTGAAAAGTCCTAGGATCTATTTGTTTGTAAGCCGTAACCTGACTAGGGTCATCTGTCGGAAGGCCATCCCTACCGATTGCAATTAATTGAGCTGCATAATCGTAAGCCCTAACGCCTACAGATTTATCCGCGCCAAAGAAAGACAAGAACCTATCCCACATGCTTGCATTTTCTTCAGACATTTTCTTAAGCATTACATTACTAGCAGTAGCTAAATCATGTTTTATTGACTGATAATTAGTAAAGTCTTGCGCCGTCCATTGATCTGTAGGTTTAGCAGTAATAGTAGCTAAGCTTTGTAAACCTAGATTCGTATAAGCCGCAAAATCACCCTCATTAAAAGCTGTCACATCATCCAAAGAAGATGGCCCTTCTCCTGTCCCGTACATCATTTTATAAAAATTAGTCTGTTTTTTAGCGCTGTTATATTCAGTTAGAGTACTGCCTCTTTCTGCATTAACAGCATTCCTCAACTTCAGGTTATAGTCTTGTTGCCACTGAAAATCTAAAGTTGAATACCTACTTTTTTGTGTCTCTAACTCTTCCCAACGTAACTCTAACCCTTGTTCTTGAAGGAAAAGACTTGTATCAGTTTGGTCTGCTCTCCTCTGCTCTAAAGCAAACTTCTCGCTAAAATCATCCCAACGGCCTCTTTCTACCAAAGCTGACCCGGAATTAGCAATCATGCTAAACAATTGCGTACCTCTCGCATCGCCTTGAGGGAAAGAAGAAGCAAGAGCTAACCACGTTGCAGCTCTATCCTCTTTGTCTAGCTGCTGCATATTGCCATCAAACTTATTAATAAAATCAACAACGGCTTGTTGATCTCTTTGGGTTAGAGTATCTAACCTAGCTACTTCTGCTTCTAATACTGCAATATGAGAAGGCATTAAAGTTCCCGTAGGACGTTCCATAGCCTCAATAACTTTGTCAATATCTGCTTGGCTTTTTATTTTGGCCATAGGCGTATCTTTTAAGTCTTCTGGCTTAGGTTCCATGCCTATAAAAGCAGTAAAAGCTGCTTCGTCATTCATATACTTTTCAGCAAACCTAAAAGGGCTTTCTCTAAACAAAGCTAAGTCCTCGGGGCTGTTACGCAATGCTTCCCAGAATTTATCTTTATTGACTTTTTTATTTTGAGTTTTATAAAAAGCCTCTACATCATTAGCTACTTTATCGTATTGAGACGCAGTAATATCTTGCGGCACATCCGTCTCACGATATTCTTTTAACTCAGCACGAAGTGCACTTTGCCTATCTCCACTGTTTAAGGTTACTTGATCCCGCCAAAGTGTTTGCAAATTCCTATTAATTAAATCTTCGTCCCTAACTTCTATTTTTGCCCGCTGCTCACTAGTTAAGCTTTTATGCTGAGCCTCAGTTAAATTCATAGGGGTATGACTTCTAGGAGCAATATAGTCCTTCAGGTTATCCGGTACTTCAATATCAACAGCTTGCGCACCCAGAGGAGCATAACCGCCCCCTACTAGATAATAGCCAGGCAATTGTTCATACAACTCGTCCCCCATAGGAAGCATAGGAGTGCCGTAAGCATAATTTGCAACGGCTGTACCATAACCAGTACCTTCTGTTGGGTTTGTATTTGCAGCTGTTATGGCGTCTTCCGCCATTTGTTTCTTTAAAACTTTGTTTTCTGCTTCAAGTTGTGCTCGCCTTTCTTGTTTATCTTTAGCAAACTGCGTATCAATATCTGCTTCTTGTTTAGTATAAGCCGCTTGAGTATCTTGTAGTTCTTGCAAAGCCGTGTCGTACACACCTTGACTACCATCTCGTACGGCTTGTAGGGCTGCAAGTTCGTTTTGTACACGCCCCGGAACAAAGCCCTGTAAATTAGAGTCTTGAAAACCTAGAGTACGTACAGCAGAACTAGCTCCTGGGACACGTTGGTACAAGTCTGCTATGCCACTAAAAAAGGCTTGATCCCTAGCTGCATCAGGTATTGGAGGCCAGCTCCCTGCTTCTACTGCAGCATCACCACCTTCCGCCTGTAATTGAGCTACAGGTTTACCTCCAAAAGTAGGGTTAGCGTCATAGATTTGACCTGTCTCGGGGTCTACAGTACGAACTTGATAATTTATCCCAGGGCCAAAGTCTGTATCTACCTGTTCAGAAGTAACAGGGTTCATAAACTTACCGTCCCCTAAAATCTTGCCCCACAGCCCAGAAAGATTTTCATATTGAATCGCAGCGTCTTTACCATACATACGCTGTATATCACTAGGAGCATAATTTTTATTTACTCCAAAATTCTGTCTGGCTTGAAAATAAGCAGCTTCGTAATCTTTAGGCGTTCCTGTAAACCCTTCCGGTAATTTAATTGGAGACTCTGTGTCTGTTAAACTTCGGTTATATGCGTCCCAATCGTTTTTTACTTTTACTTTCCAAGTATCTAATTGAGATACGGCTCTATCTAAATTAGAAAAATCTTTTTCATCAGTTTGTTCTTTAGCAGCTTGTGCTATACGAAAATCATTCGAACGCCCATATCCTGCTCCACGGGCCATAGCTTGAAATCTACTATAAGTAGGAGGGTTAAAAGATCCTAATGTGTCGTTAGTAGCCATATTATATTAAAAAGGCTGCAAGCATCGCTCCTGCAGATCCTATCATGCTGTATGTTTGTTGTTTATGGGCAGATTTTGCTTGCTGGTACGCATTCTTACGAGCTACTGCGTTTTCTCCTGCAGCCCCTAGCTGACTTAGTGAACTTCTATTAACGCCTTGTCCGATATTAATTAAATCCGACAACAGTCTCGTATTTGCATCCCTTTGAGCTAAACGGGCTTCGTTCAAACCCCCTGCTAAATTTATTGCTTCCCCTCGTTGCGAAGCTCTTTCAGACTCCCTAGCTTCAACCGCAGTTTGCGTAAGCCCGTACCTACTACGCTGTCTTTCTGCTACTTCTCTAGCAATTCTTGCTTGCTCTGGAGCATCTTCTCTAGCAGCATCTATCAAAGAAGTATCATCTCTAGCTGCAATAAGAGCTTCTTCAAAACCTCTAAAGTTTCTTATGTAACGCTCGTGCTGACTCCTAGCTACATTTCCCATAGTTTTATCTGGGTCAGTTACTTGTGGCAATTGACTAGCTGAATAACTTTGATTTGAGGTAGGGTCATAGTTAAGCGTACCAATACCCGGCCCTGCGTTTCCAGTAGCAGTAGTATTCACTCTAGTAACATCCCCTACGGGTTGCTTAACAGGGTTCCTTCCTGGAATCCTACCGGTGTTAAATTCCCTCGGATCGAAGCCGTACTTCTCCATGAGATGAACGGGCATCTCGCTTAAGTGGGATATTGCTCCTCCGAACGCTTGCATATTATGTCACCGGCTTCCATTGTTGATTACGCCCAAACGGCCCGGTCGTACCAATCATAAATTGTTTCTTATCCGGGTCGTAATACTCACCAATCTTAGATTCAAACATATTCCCCGTTTCGCCAAGATTCTTTAACATTTTTTCTCCGCCAGCTGAAGCAATCTTAAAAGCTGCTGCTCTACGGGCTAGCCTAACATCCTGTTTAGCTTTCGCTTTGGTCAAACCTTCAGACCTAGCTAGTTTAGAAGCTTTAGCCAAAGCGTCTCCGGCGTCTGCTTGTTGTCCTCTAGCAGTACCTAACACTCCTACTTGTTGGGTAGTTTTTGCGTCTTTAGCTACTTTGTTTGCATCTAGCATTTGTCCTGTAGCCCCCACGGCTAAATTAGCTGCAGTGCCGACATCTTGAGCAACAGCTAAACTTGCCCCATCTCCAGTCAAAGCTTGATAGGTGTCTGCTCCCGCCCTGCCTCGCAAAGTAGAACTTATATCTTCTTTGGCTGCTTTATCCCGCATCTCTACAAGCAAAGGATCATACGTCTTTGCAAAATAATCTGCGTCCGCTTTTGCTATTGCCGCTTGAGTTTTTTCTGTCTCAGACGGCTTGTATTCTTGTTGTTTTGGTTTACTGCCCATCGTTAATAACCTCTCTTGTATAAACTCTTGTATCTAACTGCCACCCATTAGCTAGAGCATATTCTTCCATCTCCGGGACAGAAGAACGCGCTTCTATAAAACTACACTCTAATGCCCTGGCAACTTGATCAAACCACTTATAGTGATTTATCCAATTATGTTTACCTTGCTCATAAGTATACGCTATCCAGATAAGCAAAGTCTTATTTCCTGTAAATTGATCCACCTCAGTAGTCAAAACTAAAAACCCTATAGAAGACATAAACAAAGTAGCTCTTTCGTTTACGCACTCACTAAAAACATCTTCGGGTAAAAACGTAAGTTGGGGGTTTTCAGATAAAATTTCTTGCACGCCATCTCTTACAGTAGGCCAAGCCTCTCGTATGTCTACAACTTGAGGGGCTGAAAACTTCTTATTATGAAGGGGCACTACTGTTTCAGTCATATTAATAATCTACCTCTTTACCGTATCTTTTGTATCTGTTTCTAGAACTAAGCCCTACTCCTTTGTATTTAACTAGCCTTTTAACGCCTAAATCTCCACTACGCGCACGAAGTTCAGCGTTGCTAACTTGTTCATTAAACAAAGACAGATAGTCTCTTGCTGCAGCAGGATCACTCCACTCTCTAGAAGGTATTCGTAGTAATCTGTACAAAGTACCAAAAATAATTCCATCCCTGTAATCATTCGAAAACGCAGTACTAATATTCTTAGTCGTACGTGTTGGCTTTAAAGCAACAGACAAATGTATGCCGTTTACAATTTTAGAGTTAGGAATAGGTACTACCCAAAAAGTGTCTGCACTTTTTTGTAAATATACCTGGGGTTTAGTAGAACGATCGCGCCAGTCTGGATAATTAAGCTCTAAACTTCGTGGGCTTATGGGGTCTAAGTCATCGCCATCATGAGTCATCCAAAGGATGCTATGGACTGAAGTACCGGTAGGTTGATCAAAATCATACTCGTAAACCCCAGAAATAGTAGTTATGGGATCTAGATCCTGCACATATGCTTTTGTTTTCTCACAAAATTCAATGGTTGCAGAACGTAAATTAGATTCTACTACCGAATCAGGACAACCTGGAACATAAGGTAGTATTTCTTTTACAAGTGACTCATACGACGCCATCCATTACCCCGTTACTGCAGGTGCAGGAATTGCTGCTGTGCTCATTTGATCTTGGTTAGGACTAAGATTAAATTGCGCTTGCCCTCCGGCTCCTAAGCTACCTGTAAATAATTGATAATGAGTACCCGCTCTTTGTTGGTTACCCGCGTATTCTGCATCTTTCAAGTAACACCTAAACAATACATAGTCGATAATCGCATTCCCAAAAATATCGTCTACAAAAATAGTTGCGCTTGTATTAGCTAAATCCGTAGGTGCTGTGGAATAGACAATTTCCAAGAATGTGCTTGTGCTAGATGCTCCTGGGTAAACATAAAATGACCTAGGGTCATCTTCGTCAAAAATATAATGTTTTACCGTAGTGGAATGTGCTGCGTCCGTACCAGCAGATGCAGATGCATCATGCCAATTAGGTTCTTGTGTATTTAATATATCTGCATCTACTAGTCGTACCGCCCTTTTACCGGTAGCCCCACCAGAAGCATCAGACATATTTCTTGTTACTTTAATAAGCCTAAGCCCACCCGCAGGTAAAGACTGTTTAGTGCCAACCACTAAGGCTATATTCTCAGTTTTTGCCGTAGACTCGGGTCGGAGATTGCAAACTTCTCTCTGTGCGTCATTAATATATCGTAGCAACTCCGCTTCAGGCCAACGTATACTCGTTGTATCCTGAAGGATGTCTTGTATACGAGATATTAAGTTGGCACCTGTTAATGTACCTGCCATAATTTACCTCGTTAATTACTCAGCTTTTTCTTCTTCCCCTGCTTCTTCTTCTTGTACGTAAGCTTCGTTTACGTCTGGTGTGCTAGGATCGTCGGCTACAAAATGCCCGTCTTCGTTCCTAGCTCTTTTCTTTTTTGCAGCGGGTCTACCTCGTTTCTTCGGTGCTGGCTTAGTTTCTTCTTTAACTTCAGCAGCGCCTTGCTGCAAAGCTTGAAGTCCTAAATCATCACCTACTTCACGTTCTTCACCTGCTTTCAAAAAGATAGATGCACCCCAAGTAGTAGTAACATGGAGATCTGTTTCTGATTTAATTTTCACTCTTTTTTCTCCTAAAAAAGATGGTTAATAAAAGCGGGTAGCCCCGAAGGACTACCCACACCATGCTTTAGTAAGCTACGTCCAACCTTACGATACCAAAGTCTTCAGCTTGTCCTGAGACATCTGAATGATAGACTGGTTTCTTAAAGCCGAAAATCTTACCAATGGAAATACCGTTCTGGTTTCCATAGTCGAAAGTATCTTCAACAATTTCTGGAAGACCGATATCAGCCATCGCAAGCCCTTGCGCTCCAACGAATAGACATGCAGAGCCATCAATATCAGCATTGGCCCCCCACTTATATCCATTAGAACCAGCATTACCGGAAGCTCCTGAAGTCGCGCCACTTGTATTAAACACGTGTCTGAATTCATGAACCATAATGCCGTCAACCATTAAGCTTGAAGAACCTGAGAACAATTCGTTACCTGGTCCTCTTACTCCAGCATTTCTGACGTTAGCCAAGAAGTCTGAATCAAGTTTAAGGTCTGCCATCACTTGAGGTGATACAAACAAGTGGTATACCTCTTCGTTTCCTGCGCCTCTCATGCCTCTGATGTAATTATCTTTAGCATAAGCTTTAAGCTGGACGATAGCTTTGTAGTTAAGAGTGTCAGCTGCTACTGTCGCAGTAACATCTCCAGCTACAATACCGCCGGTTCCAGCATCCCACCTTCTATGTCTATTAGTGGTAGGGGCGGTTACGTCGCCAGAGAATGCAAGATCACTAAGATTTTGCCCTGAACCCAGAGTGCTTCTTAGTGCGCCGTTATTCTTAACGCCGTATGAAACACCAGCCATCGTTAAAAACGCCAACTGGTCAATACGATCTGCCATTGCATAAGCAAGTGCATCTCTTGAGTGCTCACGGAAGTTGACAACTGATTTCTGATCAGCAAGCCTACCAGCTAGTCTGTTTGCAAATCTAAGTTGATCTAGTTGAACAACGATGTCGTACGCCCTTAATGCTTCTTCATTACCCTCAAGAGTGTTATCACCAACGATACCGTCTCCAGTCATGTCAGCTAAAAGAGTTATTACAGCTCTTGCGCCTTTCTCTGACTGAGTTAGTTCAGATATTCTCTGAACCATAGCGTTAGGACCACTTCCTGCGAATTGGTTAATGAAGGACATATTTCGGGCAACACGCCAAAAATCACGTGACCAGATCGTAAGCTGTTCGCTGGTCAGTGCGCTAAAGTTAGTATTAGCCATTTATGTACTCCAATTTAAGTTAACAAAATTTAACCGACTTTTGGGGCGATATTTTACCCGTATACCCTTTATCGTTGGGGCTACGACATCGTATTTTTAACGAGAACGACCTCGGTCAGATTTACGCCATGACGGGCGAATACGTTTTTTATCCTAAACGACTAGGGTTAGATATCGTTCTAACAGACGAAGTTATATAACATCCTATCACAATTTTACCCAAAGTCACCACGCATCCGTTTTAATGTGTCTTCTGGTAACGCACTAAACTCATCGTCAGATAAAACATTTATGTCTGCTACTGGCTTTCGTTTAGCGGTACTTTCCCCTTTCATTTTAGGGGGTTGCGATTTAGACGCTTGTAATTTCTTTTTAACTGTTGTCTTTTTTCTTTTTTCTACAACGGCTTTATTTTGTTGATTAGTTTGTAATGCAGCTGCTTCATCAGACCCTTGTAACAGCTCCGGATGTTTTGCAGCGAGCGTATATTCAGTTGCTCTAGCTAAAGAATCTGCAGGTTCATACCCTTGGATTATAAAAGCATCCCTTAGCTCCATAACTTCTTTAGTTAAGTCTTCATCGAAATCAGCGCTTTCTTCATTTAAAACAGTAAAAGTAGTAGCTATTTCTACTGCTTTAGCTTGTAGTTCTTGAGCTGCTCTGTCTTGTTGTACAGTTTGACCCATCTGTTGTTGTACTTCGAACATCATCTGCTCTTTTTCTGCAGCACGAATCTCATTACGCAATTTAGTAGCGTTTTCAGAATCGCCATCTAGCACAAACTGCTGGTATTCTTGTTCCTTAAGATCAAAATCATACTTAGGAGCTTCGGCTTGTGCTTCGGCTTCTTTTTGTTGAATTTCATCTAGCTGTTTTTGCATTTTTTTATTCTTCGCAAGTACTTCATCTAACCTAGACTTAGGCACCATAGGAGCTTTTTCTGGCTCTTTTGGTTTTTCTATTTCTTCCTCTTCGAGGGCAGCGGTTGGGTCGTCAACGGTCTCCTCTTCTTCAGATTCTCCTGGTACTTCAACCTCATCTTGATCCTCTCCGTCTTCGGGATCCTCGGCATCTTCCTCCTCCTCGACTTCATCCGTGGTCTCTTCCACTTCTTCTACAACTTCTTCGGAAGGGAATTCTACTTCCTCTTCTTCAGAATCTTCTTCTACAACTTCTTCTTCCGCAGGAACTTCATCTTCAAAGTTCAAATCTACTTCAAAAGGTTTTGCTTCTTCTTCAGTTATGGGGTCTGCTCCAGGCATACCGTCCATAATTACATCTTTCTTTTCCTCAGCCATTATTTACCTCCTGTAGGTTTCATAGCAGCAACGGCTATTTTTGATGCTGCCTGGGTTTCACTCTGACCAGTCCTAACGGTATTAGTCATCTCTGATAACCTTTCACGTAGGGCTAATTCTTCTCGCTTAGTCTGAATCTTACTTTGCATATCTGCTACTTTAATTTGCTGATCATTAACAGTACCTTCAGCTTTAGCTTGATTAAGAGCTGCTTCAGACTGAAGTCTTTGTACTTCGGCTTCCATCTGCGCAATCTCAAGTTGAGTCTTTCTAATTTCAGCTTCGGCTTGAAACTGCATAAGTTGCGCTTGCTCTTCACTTGGCGGTTCCATGCCTTGCATCTGGCGTATTCTTTGTGCAATTTCGCCTTTACGCGCAAGATGCGAGTATTCAACAATAAGGTCATCTGGTATAGGTACACCTGCCTGACGTAGCGCGATAGCCTCTGCGAACTGAATTTCTTCAAAATTGTCTCTAGCTGGAGCAGTTCCGACAATAACATCGTACTCTCCAAGCGTTAAATCATTAATAATCATGCCTTCTGAAGTTATTTCATTTATTTTCATAGGCATTCTACGTTTTAACGGGTCAGTTTCGTCCGTAATTTGGATCAAACGCTCTTCTGTATAGTAGGCTTGTACTAAATTTAGTACTTTTTCCGCTAAATACTGCCTAGTTTTAGTTAAATTATCTAATGGAACCTGAATCATCATGGCTCCACGGTTTTGTTTGGCTTGAATTGCTACACCAGATACTTCTGGACTATCAGTACCAAGCATTGCGTCACTAATACCACTAATTTGTTTGATATTAATAGCTGCTTTTTGGCTAATCCTGTCTAATCCAGTAGGTATCTGATTAGGAGGGATCTTAGCAGGGGGACTAGACCCTCGATTAAACTCTAGTACAAGGCCCGTTTCTGCACCGTGTTCCTCGAGATCATCTGCAGTCATCCCGTTTAAAGAGCCAGTTTCAACTATCCAACCACTATTGGCTGTGGTGTTTACAATATGTAACTCTTGTGAGGATATTTTGTTGAGCTGTTCTTGTGGCGAGATAAGATTTCGCACCATGCCAAACGGACGACCTCTTCTCCAATAAGGAAAATAGGGTACTAGAGTAAAAGTATCGTACGGAGACCACTCATCGTGCAGTACAACAAGGTCCGCGGTTGTAGTCCAGCGTACTTTTTTCGTAAATTTCGTTAAAATCTCTAATCCAAACTGATCCGCGAAGGATTCGCGCTTCTTTTTGCTCCAATTATAAGGAACTTCGCGCATATCGCCGGTAACAGAGTCTACATAGAACATACATTCTTTTAATTTGTAGTATTGACGTTCGATTACGCGTATCGCACGCAATTGTCTGTTTTCTTCGGGGTTTGTAGTGTTACCTTGGTTGTATTCTACGCTAGCACTAGTGTCACCATAGCGTTGTTCTTCATATTCGACCGAATCCGTACCTAATTGTGAGCCTTGTTCGACTGTAATACGCAATTTATCGGCTTTATCTTGCCCATATTGCTCTTCTATCTCGTCTAAAGTCATCCAACGCGACTCAAAAATCTCGTTCCACGACCTTGGGTCGTATTCTTTAGCGTCTGGGTCAATAAGTATATCCAGAGGGTCTTTAGGGGTGACTCTAACTTCCCCCTGGATATGATCATCGAAGTCTATACGTACATCAAACCAACCTCTATCTTGAATAAGCCCATCAGCAAACACTTGAGACTCTATCCAATCGAGCTTGTTGTTGTCAGAAATCTGCATAAATAGCTTAGTTAGTACGTCGGCTATCTCTTGTTGCCCTCTACCGCGTGGTTTAAAGGCAATATCCATCCTCCGGGTAGTCTGTTCTCCCAGAACGGCGTTAATAGTAGGTAAAATAGTATTGATTGTTAGAGCTGGTCGCCCTTGGTCATCTAACGCAGCCATATCGGCTTCGTCCCATTGGTGCCCACGGTAAAACGCATCACATTGCTGGGCAATATCTATGTAATCTTCGTGTCCATTGTCACGCGCTCGCGTGTAACAGTTCCATTGTTCTTTAGCCAGCTCGTGTTGCTCTGCTTTAGAGAGCCTCTTTTCTTTTTTACCGTATGCCATTTATGCGCTCATTGCTGTTTTCTTGTTGTCACCTTTCGCTATTTTCTGTAATCTATCCCTCCAAGAAGGAATGTGTTCTTCTCGCTCAAAATAAGTAGCAAATTCTGTCATCATTAAACCTACCCATGCCAAAGCATCTACTTGGTCATCGTGTACCCCATTTGGGAAACGCAATAATTCTGCAACTAATGGCCCTACCCAAATAGGATCTCTTGGAAAGTATACCATGCCTTGTTGCATTCTACCCTGAATTGCTCTAGCTCTTGCTTCTTTATCTCTCCTTCCTGTTTTTAAGTCACGAAAATACGCCTCATGTAATTTTCTTTCTCTAACTCTTTTCTCTAGAAACGGACCAATCGCCATTTCTATATGACCTTTCTCTATACCTATTACACTAGGTCTCCAGGTCTCATACAAATCTAATATTTGCTCTACAAGTTCGAAGCCGTCCCAACGTCCTCGTACGCAGTCTACCACGTACATATTATCATATTCATCAATACCTACTACTATTCCTACAGAGTAGTCGTTACGTTCTCTTTGTCCGATCGCTAAGTCCCACGAGCAATAGTACTTTAACTTATGAAAATCTAAATCAGCTTCATCGTAATAATTAATCATGTCACGATTAAAATAGTCACCTTCGTCCGCAACAGGGTTCTGCTGATACAGAGCTGACCAGTCTCTAGGCCCGATCGCTTTTTGTATTTTTTCTAACGAAGCTACATTATATCTTTCCGGATGTAACGCTTCCCCTTGGTCTCTATATTCTTCATCTTGTTCTGCGAGCGCAGGATATTTAACTACTTCCCATTCATCCGCGCCATTGTTCGCAGCTTGTAATAATCTTCCTGCTAAATCGTCATCATGCCATCTCGTTAAAATAACAAGTATTCCGCCTCCAGGAGCAAGACGGGTATAAGCCGTTGATGTATACCAATCCCACACTGAATCGCGGCTGTATTCAGATTCGGCATCGTCTCTGTTTTTAACTGGATCGTCGATCACCAACACGTGAGCACCTTTACCTGTAATACCACCACCTACACCAGCGGCTACATAACCACCACCTTTGGTCGTTAACCATGACTCTACAGACTGAGATGTTGGGTCTAGGATTGCTCCGTTAAATATATTTTTATAATTAGGCTCTCTTAATTGATGTCTTACCTTCCTTGAAAAAGACATAGCTAAGGATCCTGAATAGGAACAGCTGATAAATTCGTGTTCGGGATTTCTTCCTAAATGCCACGCGGGAAACGCAACACTGGCCAAGGTCGATTTTCCATGTCGAGGGGGCATGAACAGCATTAATCTTGGCGATTCACGGTTCGCTACATCCTCACTAAACTTCTCTAACCTTCGACAAATGTCCTTGTGTACCCAACCAGCTTGGTAGTTAGAGTCAAAACGCTCTACAAAAGGCAACATGTGTTTACGTGCAAGTACACGTTTAGCTAGCTCTTGTTGTGCAGCCTCTTCCTGAGATATCCGTTTCTCTTCTTCTTTAGTAAGCTTTGGCTCGGGCGGCTCTAATCGTTCAGCTTCTTCGGCTTTACAGTACACACAAATACCGTCGTCGGACGGAAACAGAGTGTCAGGATGTAATGCTTTACAAACCTCACACTCTTGTTTGTCTATTTGCATGTATTAGCACTTGCCTTTCTTCATTTTTCTTTTGGTAGTTTTTTTCTTACCTTTTTTCTTAGGGGGTCTCCCTCTTTTACTACCGTAAGTTCCTGGTCCGTATGGCATTATTTCCTCCTTTTCTTAGTGGACTTTTTCTTCTTCCAACCTCTTTTCATAGCAGCATATGCTTTTTTAGAGATTGTAGAATTCTTTTTGGAACGACTAGTTCCAGCTTTTTTTCGTTTATTTATATTTCTTACTAAACTCATATCAACACTTCCACCTCCTCCTAGCTTGTCGAATCCTTGAGTTCGGATTATTTCTAGTTTTAGCAGAACTGCGTTTCAATTGTCCTAATGACCTAGCGCAATAGGACTTACGTCTTTTAGCAGCTTTGCTGCCTTTTTTAACTTTACCTGTAACCGCAGTCTTTAACTTTGAACCGGGGTTCGCCTTTCTATAAGCTTTGACACCTTTACGTGTCATTCCCGCACCTTTCTTTGTAGGGCGATAATTACCGCCTTTACCAGTGGTGCGTCGTATAGATTTAGCTTTCTTTCTTGGCATTTGAATCTGAGTCCTTGTGTACTTTTACAGGAGTTAAAGTAAACATTCCTTTATTGTCCTGTTTAAGCTCTGCTCTGTAAATTGTCCTTTTGTTATTAGTAGCTTGCGCCTGTTGATGATACTTAGTCATCAGTACCTCCCTTACCACTCTTTGGTATTAAATATTGGTTATCAACTCCTGCTATTTTTAAAAGCTCGGAGTCTGGTAGCTTTTCAAGTTGTTCTATTGAATCAACATTGATATTAATCTGGGTTGCGTTTTCTGGAGTAAATAGACCGTGGAGCTTGCACAAAGAATCAACAACATTCTTTTCTTCGGTTGACGTTACAGACTTACGGTGCGCTTCCAGGTACATGTTTGTCGCGGTGCTTTTATCAAACTTAATCTCTTCACGAAATTCTTTACGAAGATGATCAAGTGCTTTTTGCACTACAGGCTTTTTAAAAATTTTGTACACATGTTCTGCATCTGCGTACCCGGCTGCACGACCTGCAGCAGCTTTTGTCATCCCTCGCAAATGGAACAGGAGTAGACGTTCTTCTTGTACAGACAGCTCGTTAAGTTTCACGTCCATGTACGGATAATGGGACTGAAGCTCAGCTCTGTCAGTATCGGAGAGTTCTATTTTCTCTAAGACTTTTGACATAATTTTACCATTATAGGGTCAATATACGCGATTTTGGAAATTTTTACCAAAAAAAGCAACTCAGAAAATTTTTTAGAAAAATATATGAGGCTATCGCTCACTCAGTGGCCCCCTCCCGGCTGTCTGCGACACCCCTTTCCCCTTTTTTCGAATTGGAACCTTGTTTCAGTAATTCGACCTTTGGAACCTTGTCTGAAAACCACAAGCACCATACTACTATCATTATCCCAAGGCACACGACCTTCGGTCGTGGATAAAAGTCATTATGAAATCTATGAATGGTTCATGGATTATAACCAAGCCAAAGGAGGCAACAATGAGTGATGTATATTCACTAAAGGTTAACCGAGGATACCAAGTTAAAGACTCGGACGATAATACTATCACCAAAAACAGGTGGGTTCAGATCGGCACTATGTCCAAGAATAAAAAGAATGGCCATACGATGCACCTCGATCTATTACCATTAGTAGTCAACGGATCTGTCGAGAAGATACAAGTCTTCAAGATAGAGAAGAAGGAGGAGAACAACGATGCGATCTAAAGTAAAACAACACTTAAGCAAAGCGTCTAACATGTCCTTCACCGACATCGTTAAAGGTACAACCAGGCTAACAGGTAACGCTGTTAGTCTTGGCTTCAAAGCTATCGGCGCAACAGTCTATGTAGCAGACAAAGCAATCAACGCTGGTCTTCAAGTAGGCAAAGCCGCATACGATGAAACCAAGAAAGGTTACCATCAAACAGATGACTTACTATCATCACCTAAACAAGAGCAACAACAACGCTCTTACCCAGTAGGCTCTGACGCCGTTAAACGTCACCCTCAACAGTTAGAACTCGATCTCGAGTAACTAACATCTCCAAAGGTGGAGGGCTTCGGCTCTTCACCTTTTTTTATACCATCGACTCTCCGCCCGCTTCGCGCCCGGAATCCACCCGAAAGCCAAATGTCAAACTCACTCCGTTCGTTTGTCTTTTTATATCAGACAAGGCCCCGACAACCACGCTCGCTGCGCTCGCTACAAAAACGTGTGCCGTACTACTATCATCAGTATGATGATGGACCGACAATGCAGCGCGTATTGGCCTTGGCCAGCCAACAACGTGTGCTGACTGTACCGACTGTACCAGGTGTGTACCACCTGTACCACGACCGACCGGTACAGCTGTAAGCGTTGTGCCAGCTGGGCTAGCCAATGATTAGCCTGCTTTGTACCGGCTGTACCAGTAGACTCTGGGAGATAACAGTAATCGACCTTGGACCGTAGTTATAGATTTTAGGTTTAATATCCATAGTTCACGGTACATCTGGTACAGATACGCCTCTAAGCCTTACGCCGAGAGGCTTCTGGCCTGTACCACTACTTTTATCGTCCTGGTACAGTTATCCATAAAACCTTGTTATATCAATACGTTAGCCCTGTACCACTAGTTTACGACAAGCGGTACAGCTTACCCTGTAGCACGAGCGTAGCTCGTGAGTATTGGTCTTTGTGTAATTATTGATTATTGGCTTTGTAGCAAGGCCACTAGACGTATCAATTGTTATCCAAGAGTGTTGACGCGAACAGTCAGTAATCATGATTACATTTATTAATTAATAAACGCCAAAGGAGGCAACTATGTCAAATAATGACGATCTATTTGATCCAGCGGATCAAGAAACGGAAGAATTACTTCCACCTAACTTCACCGAAGAGTCAGCGTTCGTACCTGATACAAACGGTGATCCAGAAGGCTCGGAAGCACGCTCGGAGAAACCGGCGATTGCTCTACCAGACTTCTTCTTCAAGCGTTACAGACTTGATGACGAAGGTAAACCTACCTTCAACGAGTCAGTAGTTGGCAGCATCATGTCCGTGTTCGACATGAAAGCTGATTCCAATATGACGTTCAAAGGCGACAACGCCGACGACGAGGAGAAATATTACGACAGTCAAGTTAATACGATCGTAGATGGTATTAGCCAGCTGTTGGAGGTTGACCCTCAATCGACTGGTATCAACTTCTTATCGTTGAGCACCAGGACATGGGCAGAGTTCGTTAGTATCGCATACGAATACAACGACTCTTTGACCAGCATCAGTGCAAATGACGAGATACCTGATTGGCTCATCCAACGAGAAGAAAAGATGATGCAGCTAGGTAGAAAGGCTCGTATGTTGCGTGATGCAATTAGCGCTATAGACGACAAGTTCGGACTGAAAAGCACCTCACTAGACCGTGGTCGTGTACAGAACGAAGTTGAGCGAAGACTGCAAAGGTTAGCTGAATGGAACTTCAATCAGCACGCCGACCAGTCAAG